ATTTAATTATAAGAGATATTAATAATAGAGTTAATCATATTGCTTTGATGAATATTGGTTTTGTTCAAAATCAATGTTGTGAAACAAAGAATATGATTATTCCTGTTTTAATACATTGTATAGAAAATAGTCAATTATTTACCGAAGAACAATTAAATAATCTTGCTAATATTATTAATAGTTTAAATATAAATTGTGTATGAGCGATGTTAATTATGTTTATTTGACTATTCCACAAGATTATATTTGTATATATCATAAACTACTTATTTTAATGTCTAATATAGGCAAAGAAATAATTAATGATTGTTCTGCTACCTGTAAAGGTAATAATAAAATTATAATTGATTGTTGGAATACTTTTCAATCCGCAATAGCTTGTAAAGCATTAAAAAAGGATAAAGAAGCTGGTTTGCTAATGAAATATATTACTTCTCAAATTGATAAACTCTATACTGGAGGTGATTATGTTCAACAAGATGTTTTTGTTTATTTGGACAATAATTATCTTAAAGCAAGAGTAAGTTGTGAAAATAATATTCCTAAAGTAGATGTTGATGTTGATAGCGGATATTTACAAGTTATTGAAGATTCTAATACTAAAGAGTTTGTACTAAAAGATGAAGATTTAATTGTTAAAGATAAATGATATGGTTACTAATGAGAGGAATATAGGAAAAGTAAGTATTAGTTGTGATGGTGTATGGGATATTAGAAAGGATTATGATAAACTTTGTTTAGTTACTGATGGTTCTTATAATTATATATCTCGTAAACAAGTTCCAAATGGTACTGATATTACTAATGAAGAATATTGGCAAAAATTATATAGTGTTATTTCTACTAACGGTTTTTATCGTATTCCGGGCAATATTGAAGATATAAATATTAATACTAATCCTGAAGGTCTTGAAATAGTTTTAGGAGATTATTTAAATTTAAAAAATGCTGTTTTAAGTAAAAATATTATTGTTACAGGAACTTCGATTCTTAATGTTGTTATTGCTAGTATTGATGGATTAAGTGTTATTATCGAGTATATGTATTTTGGAGAAGATAAAATTTCTAAATATCAATATTTTTTACGAGCTGACGAATATTATAAATGGAAACAAGTTTCTTCTATACAAGAACAGATATTTTTAAAAGTAGATGTTGTTCTTGATGATACTTCTAACAATGCTGTTGCCAATAAACCAGTTACTTCAATAATTAAAAAGATTATTAATTGGCATTAAATTATTAATCATCATTTAAAATATCAAAATAATGAAATACGACGATTTGCGAACAAAAATTCTTACAGAATTTACAGGTATATTGTTTAGTGGAGTTAAAGCTAATTATAAACCTGCTGCAGAACATTTAGATAAACTTTATTTTGCTACTGATACTCATGAACTTTTAGTTAACGGTACTTCTTATTCAGGCGGTGTAAGCGCTGTTACTATTGATGGAACTATTCTTAAAATTACTATGGTTGACAGTTCAGTTAAAACTGTTGACTTAGCCGAAATAATTAAATATAAATCTACTTTATCTGACGATATTGCTACTGTTAATGCTCTTGGTGGTATTCCCGCTGGAACAACTGTAGCTCAACTTAAAAATAAAACTTTTTCTCAACTTTTTGATGAACTTATATTTCCTACTGTTAATCCTACGTTTGAAGCTCCTACTGCTTTTTTAAGTTTGAAGAGTACTTCTACTCCTATAATTCAAGAAGTTGGTACTACAGGTGCTTCTGTTCCTGTTGCTGCAAGTTTTAATACAGGATATAATCCCGGTGCTATTAAAATAGCTGGAGTTAAAAAACAAAATAGAGGTGGTGATTTGAAATCTAATGAATCATTTATTTATATAAATAATGCTCCTGCTAGCAAAGAGTTTCCTACAGAAATTCCTGAAGGTAGTATAATTTATAAATATAGAGCAGCTTATGCTCAAGGTCCTCAACCTTTAGATAGTAAAGGTAATAACTATCAAGCTCCTCTTCCTGCAGGAACAGTTGATAGTGCTGCTGTAACTATTAATGGTGTATATCCTTATTTCACTAATAAAGATAATAATGAAGCTTTTGCTAAATTAGCACTTACTACTTCTAATACTCTTAGTGCTGTTAAATTTAAAGCTGAAGGTCCTAACAAACATACTTTTAAACTTCCTGTAAAATATACTTTAACTAAAGTTGAACTTCTTAATACTTTGTCTGGTAAATATGAAAATTATGGTATAGATAAATTTACTAAGACAACTGAGAATATTGAAGTTCAAGGTAAACAAGTTAGTTATGCAGTTTATACTCGTAACGATGCTGGATTTAATGGAGAAAGTACATTTAATATTACATTTAGTAAATAATAGAAAGGAGTTAATAATATGGCAAGAGAAAGAGGCACATTTAATTTTAGTGCGAGTCTTGAAGTAAAAAAACAAGCACCTATTGACGCAAGACAAACATATATTACTTATGAAGAATTAACTCAACAATCTACATGGGTTGATACTGATGGTAAAGTTTGGTTGTTTAAAGGTCTTATTGTTCCTGTTAACTATAATGGACAAAATGCTTTGTTCATGCTTATTAATCCCCACGCTTATACTTCTATTTCTTCTTGGATTCGCGTTGATGGTAATGCTGGAGAATCTCCTATCTATACAATTTCTGATTTAAGTACTTTATCTGAAAGTTCTGTTAAAAGTGAAATTGTAGATATTTTAGGAGAATATAGTGATTTTTTAGATGCTTATAATAACAATAAATTACTATTATGTGTTGTTGATAATTATTATACTGTTGGATCTATAAATCATGAAGGATCTGTAGTTGGAGAAGGTAAATTTATTATAACTATTAATAGTAATTCCAGCGGTAATCCTATAATTACAAAATATGTTATTAAACATGATAATAATGATTGGCTTGAATCTTTAGGTGTTGAATCTATTACTCCACAAAAATTAGCTGTTGCTGAAGATTTAGAAAGATTAGATAATATATATTTTCTTGGAGATATTTTAACTCTTACAAACGAATCTGTATCTGATATTGCCACTATTCTTACACCTCATGCTGATTTTAAGGAAGCTGTTGATAGTAAAAAAATATTTATTGCTAAAACTCTATATGGGCAATATTATGTAAGAGTATCTAAGATTACTACAAGCTTTTATTTAATTAACGCTATTGTAAGTGGTGAAGATAATGATACTTATATTTTAAAATTTAGAGCTACTCATTCTGGAAATAATTGGGATAGTATTTCTAATCTTACTAAATACTCTATAGCAACAAGTAATGATTTAGCACGTAAAGTTACAAGAGTTGTAGCTGCTGCTAATAAAGGTATTGAAATAGGTGGTTCTGAACAAACACCTACTGTTGGTATTAAACTTGATCCTACTCAAGGAAATGTTACTCTTAGTTTAGGGGCTAACGGTCTTAAAGCTGAAGATACAACTGCTCTAAGAGATGTTACAGGTCAAAATTTTATTAAGAAAAACGGTACTGATGTAGAAGGTCATCTTAATCTTACTTATAATACTGAAACTAAGAAGATTAATCTTGAAGGTTTTGATTCTTCTATTATAGCAAGTATTGACGCTACTGCATTTATTAAAGACGGTATGATTAATACTGTTGAGCTTGTAACAGATCCAGAATCTCATGACCCGGGTACTTATCTTGTTATTACTTTTAATACTGATGCTGGTAAGGATGCTATTTATCTTGATGTAACCGGTCTTATAGATGTTTATCAAGGAACTAATGGTGTTAAAGTAACAGGAAAAGATATTCATTTAATTATAGATCCAACATCTGAACCTTATCTTTCTTTAAGTGATTATGGTATTAAAATTAAAGGTATTAACGCTAAAATAAGTGAAGTTGTTGAACAAGCTATAATTGAAGCATTTGCTTGGCATGAAGTATAAAGTATAATATACATACAAATCATAAAAAGTATTATAATACAAATCATAAAAAGTATTATAATACTTTTTCTAATTAATATAATAGTATGGCTAAAAGATTTAATGTTTATGGAACTTTTTCTAATTTTTTAAGCGAGAGAAATCTTGTGGCTGATGAATTAGCTGTAGTTAATACTGCAGCTAATGATTTCCCTAAAGGAGCATTATTTTGTAAAGGACGTCTTATAAGTAAGCCTCAAATACCATTTGCTGGGGTTATAGAAAATATTCTTCAAGAAGTAGGTGTACAAAATACTACTATAACTAATACTAATTTATATTTTTTACAAGATAAAAATTGTTTTGGTATTGGAGATGGTACTTATGCTGCAAATAATCCTGATAAATTAAGGTTTAAGTTTCATGGTCAATATTTATTTAATAGAAATCAAGTTACTAATGCTACAGCTTATGGTTTAAAATATGTTCAAGATACTGGAAGTAATCAATATAAACTAATCCCTAATGAAGATTTTGAATATTATATTTATAATAGACCGGGATTAACTTATAGAATTGTTGGTAATCCAGATAATCATTTTTGTAAATTACATACTGATTATAATCTTAAAACTGGAGATTATTTACTAAAAGATGGTACAATTCTTCCTTTAGAACATTACAATAATAATTTTAATTCTATGATATTAGGTATAGTTGTTAATACTGAATATAGAAGTTTTTTACCTTTTCCTATTATTGGTTATAATGGAATATATATACAATTTGAAAGTTTTGACCAAACTATTATTAATGATTTAGCAAGAAGTTCTATAAATGAACATAACGGTAGTAATATATTTATGTCTATTTCAAGATATATGAATATTGATAGAATTATGCCCGTTTCACGTTTTAGATCAACATTTCCTTCAATATATCATGGATATAACCAACCATTATGTAAAATGTATATTCCTACTGTTTTTGAATATGCAAAAATGGTTAATGATTTAAAATTTGTTGAATCTATTAATAATCTTGATTCTTCTGCTATAGATGTTATATCGTCTGGACAATCTTTTTCTACATTTGCTAATCTTGAAATCGCAAATAATAATAAAGATTATATTAATATAATCAAAAATGGAAATATTTTTAGTACAAGTTTAATTAATGCTATGTCAGATTTTTTCTTTTTAGGAAACTATTAAAATAAACAATTATAATTTTGTTATTTAATATAAAGATATTATATTTTAAAATTATATTGATATAAATATTGTTGATAGCAATAATAAACAATATATTAATTAAAATAATATTATGGATATTACAAATATAGTTTTTAGCAATATACTTAATCATTTTAATTTCTCTTATATTTTTTCTATTGTTATACTAACTTACATTATAATTAAATTTATTGATTATATTAATAAAGATAAAAAAGTTTCTACTTGGAGTAAACGTATTGTTCTTATAATATCTATTATATTTATTACTGTTGCTTATATATTTTCTGGTTATAAAGATTATATAACTTTGCTTAATTCTGCTATTTTTTCTCCTGTTTTTTATAGTTGGTTACTTAAACCTATACTTGATAAACTTGGAGTCGGTTATAAACATATTGATAAACTTTAAATTAAATATATAATTATGAATACAAAAGAAATTGCTGCAAAACTTAATTGGGCTATGCAAGCTGTTCCTCTTGCAAAAGAACAAAAAGATGTATTAGTTAATATTATTCTTCAATTAGCTGAACAATCTTCTCAAGAAATCCCTACTTATGAAGCTGCTACAGAAGAAAAACTCGGTCTTGTTAAACAAGCAGCTACTGTTGCTGAAATTTCAGGAGATACAATTGAAGATGTTAAAACGGCAGTTAATTCTTTAATTGCTAATCTTAAAACTGCTGGTATTTTATCTTAATCTAATATTATTATGGGTAGACCTAATAGAGGTACAGGTAGTGCTGGACCTAAGAAACCAAATCCTCCTATTAATAGACCTCAATATGGTAATGGAGGTAAAAAGAAATAATTGTTAATGAAAAGACTATTTATAGTTCTGATAAAATACATACCTATCATACAAATGATAGGTATGTTGTTTAATAATATATTATATTGTTTTAGCGATATTTATATTATTAGTTATCTATTAGATTTTATAATAGGTAATTCTATAACTACTACTTTTCTTTTATATGTTTGTAGTTATGTTTTTGGTTTTTGTAAATGGCATCGTTTTATAATTACTGCTAATATTATTAATCTTTTAATAGCTAATTTAGATGCTTATTATCGAATACCTATTTCTGATATTCAATTACTTATTGTTTATCATTTTGTTGCTGCGCTATTTATTTGTATATCTACATATATTCATATTAAAAATAATCGTGATAAACGTAAAATTAAAGATATTAAGAAAAGTACTTGAAGAAGCAATAAATAATATCGACGCTGGTAATAGTAATCATAGTGATGATGAATTAGATAATAAAATTATTGAATCTGCTATTACTTTTTATTTTAAAGATGAAGATTCTGGTAGTACTAAAACTTGGAATTACTTTAAAACAGCTAATTGAGTTTATATTAGATTTGTTGTTGCGGCAATATGTGTTTCTAAACATGTTGCCGCTTTTGTTGTTTATATACTTAATACAAAAAATTTATTACTTTTCTTTGTTCTTTTTCAAGTAATATTATATTTGCTCGCAGCTATAATATTGAAATGTATAATTATATAAATAGTAAATGTATGGCAAGTATTAATCAACTTATTTCTGAAATTGCTCATTCTGTAAAGCAAGCAGATAGTATTCCTGTAAGACGTGCTATTAAACTTGGTATTATTCATGCTCGTAATGAACTTATACGTCATAGTTATGCTAATCATAATTATACAGATAAAGTTCTACAACAAAGATTTAAAATTACTCTTATTGATGTTCCTGACGGAGATATTTATCAAACTAAAGATCTTCCTCTTCCTAAAATTAAGAGAACAAAAGTTAAAGTTCCTCGTCCTGTTAGACTAACTAATAATCTTCCTTTTCATTCTGTTCGTACTGCTGGAGTTAAAAATCCTATCATTATTCCTTTTGTTAAAGAATCTGTTTCTAAATATTACGGTAGTCTTCCAGGTTTATGTCCAAGTGTTACATACGATTATATAAATGAATATATTTATATAAATTGTATTAATGATTCTGAATTTAATAATTTAGGAGCTATTGTTATAGAATCTGTATTTGAATATCCTCATATTATTGAAGTAGAAACTAATGATAAACCTTTTGATATTGATTCTATAAATGATGACGATGAATTTCTTCTACCAGAAGATATGATTGGTTCTATTAAGAAACTTATACTTGAAACATGGAATACTAATGTTATACGTGATACTGCTGAAATTCCTTCTGTTAATTTAGCATAACGATAAAGATATTATGATACCCGATGTAAAATTTAAAAATTATTATCTTCAATTTATTTATAGTGCTAAAACAGATATTGTTAAGTATAAAAATGAATTAGAAGAAATTGTAATTAATAAAGAAGAACTTTATAATTATCTTGATAATAATAAACAATTACTTATTGAATCGTATAATATTAATTTAGATGATTATAAAACTGAATGGATAAATAAAGAATATAATACTTCTGAATTACTTTATAATAAAGTTATTAAATTATTCTCTGTTGCTAATGAAGATGATAATAAATTTATTATTGTTCAACTTATTAAATATTGTAATACTCTAAGACAAGAATATAAATATAATAAATTTATAGAACTTGCTAATAAACGTAGTACTATTCTTTCAAGTAAATATAGAGCTATTATTAATGCGTATTATGCCAAAGTTCATAAATGTATTCTTGAAGGTAAAGGTTATAAGTTTGGTTACGGTATTGGTACTTATTATATTAAATATAAGAAATTTAGTAATAGACATCGTAGTACTGTAACTGTTCTTGATTATTCTGCTACTGCTGCTCGTAAAAAAGAATTACTTGCTCAAGGTATTAAACTTTATGATGAAAATGAAGCAGCTTGGTATAAGTTTAGAAATATTCCTTATGATGGTGTAGATTATAGAGTCTTTAAAAATAAAGAAGGTGAATATCTTATTTGTTTTAAAGATTCTAAAATGATTAAAGATAAATTTCTTCAATATGAACATACTGAATATCTTGCTAATAAGTATAGAGGTATGAGTTATAAACAAATAGCAGATACTGTTTGTAATACTATTGAAGATATTTATAATTTACAATTAGATATACGATATAAACTTAATATATTGTTATATAAGTATCCAGAGAAATGTTTAAATTTTATGAGATATGATTAAACAAGATACAACTAATATAGAAAGAATTATTGCTAAAATAGATAATGATTTTAATCCTGATAATAGTGATTGGATTCCAAGAGTTGGAGTTTGGACTTTAGAAGTTATGGGACAACTTAATATATTAAATACTGAAAGAGCTAAAGTTCAACTCCCCGTAAAGGAAAGAATAGCAATTAGTGCTTGCCCAATAGCTAATGCTAATATTAAAGTTTATGATAATAAAGGTTGTGAAGTGAAAGAAGCTAATAGTGAACGAAGCTGTAATGGTTGCTCCTCTACGGGGGAACCTGCGAGTGAAACGAGCAGTTCTAATGCAGTAAATACAACAGATATTTATCATAATGATAATCCTGCAAAAGTTCCAGATTATCTTCTTGCTGAAACTCTTAATGATAAAGAATGGCCTGGTAGATATAGAGTGAATGAGTATAATTATGTTGGTAAAACAACTAATCGTACTCATAATTTCGTTATAATAGATGGTAATAAAATTGAACTTGATTTTGATACTGATTGTATTACTATTGAATATGATACTATCAAAACTGAACGTAGTAAAGTTTACGGTTGTGAATTTCCTATTATTCCAGATAATGCAATTCTTGTAGAAGCTATTGGTTTTTATTGCATGTATAAAATGTTATGTCGTGGATATAAACACCCTGTATTTAATCTTGGTGCTTCTCAATATGGTACTAATCCTTATTATATATGGTTACAACTTAAAGAAGAAGCTAAACGTTCTGTTATTAATCGTGGACAAGATATTGATGGTGCTCATAAACAATGGCGTAACGCATTCTTTAATTTCACCTTTAATCCAAAAGGGTAATAAATAAACGAGAATAGCTAAAATTAGCTTTATGTTGAATTTTATGTTAGCAAGTGATTAATTATATTAGGTTAAATCAAGATTAAATATAGAGCTAAAAATAGCTATCAAAATATATAATATTTTATAATTAATATAAAAGTTATTATGAGTGTAGTTCCTAAACTTAATCTTAATAAACACCCTAAAGATTGTGATAATCTTTCTTTAGTTGATGCTCGTAATATTAAGATTAGTCATGATGAAAGTTGTATTACTAATGAAAATTCTATAATAACAAATGCTTTAATACAAACTGTTATACATAATATTTATCATAATAATTTTCTTATTAGAGGTATTATTCCTATCAATACTGGTATAGTTTTATTTGTTCAAGATTATAATAAAGTTGAAGCTAATATTAATAAATTAGATATATTCGTATATAATGAAAAGACTATTGATAAAGATGAAAATATTTATTTAGCATATAGTGGATTATCTTATCATGGTGGTAAATTTACTGGTACTTTTACTTATAATGTAGAAAATGATTTAATTATTGCTTTTAGTGAATATGATTGTAACAATAATGAATTAGTTCCTTTAAGAACTATTAATTTAGGTAATCCAGATAAAGCTGGTGCTGAAGATAATGGAGATATAAGACAAGTAGAAAGTAAATTAAGTATTGTTCCTGAAGTTAAACTTCCTGCTGTAAGTAATATTGAATATGTTAAAGGTAATGCTTATAAAGGTTGGTATTATCTTTTTATTCGTTATAAAATAAATAAAACAGATTATACTCAATGGTATCCTATTGGTTATCCTATTTATATAGATGTTATTAATAGAAATAATATAGTTCGATATATTTTTAATAGAGATGCTTTTCCTGAAAAAAAAGAAGAGACAATTGAAATAGACCAATTAACAAATTTAATTATTGCTCGAAAACCGTGGGATGGATATGGAGTTGGTTTTTCTGATTATATTAGTGATACAACAGATATATGTAATGAAACTTTTAAAGTAGCTATTAAAGATTTAGATGTTAATTATAATATATTTCAAATAGGTATTATTTGCTCAAGTAAAAGTTATACTAAATCTTATAAAACATTTGATATTGATATTGTTAAAAATACTATTAATTATTATACTCTTAATTTAAAGAATTGTGAAGAATATGGTAGTCAAGAATTAATTGCTACTTATTATAATTATTTTAATGTTAAAAATATTATTAATTATAAAAATAGATTATATATTGCTGGCTATAATGAAAATAAAATAGATGAAGAAGAAATTATTAATTCTGTAAAAAATATTACTGTTGGTTTATATACGACAGTAATTAATACTTCTACTGCAGAAAATACTAATATTCGAGAAGATGTTACTGTTTATAAAGAAAATCCTAATCCTTATCAATTTGATGAATCTATATATCATGTTAATGCTACTATAGAAATTCCGTTTAGTAAATATTTTTCTTGTGATGATACAGATTTAGTTGATTTTCTTGATAATGAAAATAATAGAATAAATGATCATACTATTAAAGCTTCTGATCTTTATATAACTACAGCTAATGAAAATAATGTAATAGACACAAATAGAATAAACGGGTATTTTGCTATAATTAATGTTAATTATAAAAATATTGATTATAGTAAGAATCAAATATATAGAATAGTTATTAATGATGATATGTCTAATATTAAAGTAATTAATAATATGAAAATTGCTTTACAATTAGGCTTTCCTTATATTAAAACAGATAAAGATTTTATTAATAGAAAACTTGCTACTACATTAATTCCCGGAGAAGTTTATAACTTTTTTATTCATTTTGTAGATAAATATGGTAATTTTACTAATGGTTATAAAATAGATAATACTTTTCCTCAACACGTTAATAAAGACGGAAATAAAGTAGATGGAGTAGTATTTATTATTCCAGTTCCTCAAATTGAGTTTGAACAAGATAGATTAGATTATATATATTGTAGTGTTGATAAAACTGCTAAAATAAATGATATTATAATTAAGACACTGTTAACTTTAGGTTATATTATAAATGATTATAAAAATCCTGCTAATCATATGATTAGATATTATGCTGATTATAATTTTATTACTAAAGAATTAAGTAGAGAAATACAAGATGAAATTAGAACAGAAGATTATGATTATGTTAAAAATAAATTAATTGATTCTGTAAAACCTTTTATAAATCAAAATTTAAATTATGAATTTTATAAAATATTTACTTTTAATAATTATATAAATAATGGAGAATATGGTTTTGATAATTATATAAACGTTAATGGAGATAGTTTATTTAAAGTTCCATTTAATAACATAGATGTTAATAGTCATAGAGTTTATCGTCCTTATTTTAATAATATTAATATACCTAATAATTATGTTGGATATTTTATTTCTTATGAAAAATTTGAAAAAAGAAGTAAATATACTGGACTACTTACTATTAATGATTTTAGAAATACAGATACTATTATAGTTAAAGGAGATACTAATTATAATGACTATTCATTAGCAAATGTTACTATTAGTAAAGGAATTAATAATCATAATACTGTAAAATTATATTCCGGCACTATATATAATGCTAAAATAGTTAATAATAAAATAACAGATGGAAATTTAGCTTATGGTGTTATTGAAAATGGCGGAGGAAGTATTTCTGGAAGAATTATTGATGGATTAATAAATACTGTTGCAAGTATTACTGGTAATTATAGTGAATTAGAAATTATAAATGGCAATTTAAGAATATATGATAATACTGATAATGTAGTTAAAAAAGATTCATTAAATACGATGAATTCTAATACTATGAATTTTTATTGTGATAATTTAGATATAGATGATACTTTAGAATTAGATTTTGATTTTCTTAGAATTGAAGGAAAAAACGTTTTTGATTATTATGATATTCCTAATATTAATTATTATCAAAGAAATGCTCCTTTTGGATTCGTTACTGATATGAACAAAGTTCAATTACAAGATTATAATTTTGAAAAACTATATCCTATGCCTAATTATAAATTAGCTGTTGCTAATTCTGTAAAAGATAATCGTATTGGTGTAGGGACATGTATAGTTATTGATAATAAATATGATCTTTTTGTTAATGCTACTGAAAAGAAAAATAATGATATTAATTTATATAGAGTTTCTTTAGTTAAAGATAATCCTAATATATATAATAATAATAATAATAAAACTCTTATTAAATTTACTGATGTTTTTTATAACAAAAATAATACTGGAATTATTAATACTGGTCTTAATGGCGTTTATACTTATAGTGGCACTATTATATATGCCGATACAGGTGTTGTATTTAATGAAACAAATGGTATTGTGACTATGCAAAATGCTGAATATCAATATTATCCTACTACTGTTTCTCCTGAGCATAATGAAACTTATGAAAATGATAGACCATTTATGTGTTATTTACAAATGCCTGTTATTGATACAGTTTTTCATGAAAGTAAATGTTTTAAAAATGAACCTAAACCTCAATCTTATGTAACTAAACCTGCTTCTGAAAATGATAGTGCTCAATATAGAACAGGCCATATGGTTACACCAGCTAACTCTATTGATCTTTTTGAAAATAGACAAGGTAGTGCTGACCAATTTAATCCTAAAACTTATAGTAATTATAGAGAAGATATTAAAGATATTGATGTTTATAATAAAACTATTCGTAGAAGTAACGTTATTCAAGATGAATCAAGAGAAAATAGTTGGCGAAAGTTTTCTTTAGAAGCATATAAAAATATTACCGAAAATAAAGGTATTATTACTAATTTAGTTGGAATTGGTAATTTAGTTTTAGCTCATACTGAACATAGTCTTTTTATGTTTGATTTAAATAATGAACTTAAAACTATTGACCAAAATATTCAACTTCATCAACCAGACGCTTTTGATGTTGCTTATAAAGAAGTATTTACTTCTGAATTAGGTTATGGAGGTCTTCAAGATAAGCGAAGCGCTATTGTTGACCAATTTGGCTATATATTTTATAATAATGACGATAATAATATTTACAGATTTGATAATAACCAATTAGCTATTATTAGTAACGATATTGTTGAATGGCTTATTAAAGCTAAACCTAATAATGTAAGATTTGCTCATGATATTAGAAATAATCGTTTACTTATTAAATTTGATTATGATATATTTAGAAAAAATGAAGATGATAGTATTTTCACTCAAAAACGTAATTTAGTTCTTAGTTATAATTATAAAACTCAAAATTTTATTTCTACTCATAGTTATTATTTTAGAGATGCTTATAATAGTAAAAATAGAGTTTATTTTATTAATGGTTTTCAAAGCGGTAATTTAGTATATGATACTATTTATAATTTTACTGAAGCATTTAATAATTATTGTACTTATGCTAATATTTATGGTTATGCTAATGCTGTTGAAGGATTTAATAATAGTTGTAAACTGTCTTTTATTATTAATGAAGGATATGACATTGTTAAGTTTTTAGAATATATTACTTATAAATTATATAAAGTAGATGAATCTGTAAGAGGCGATGTTCCATTCCCCGTAAAGAAATTAGATACTCCTTATGCTGGTCAAATACTTAGAGTTTATAATGACAATGTTAACACTAATGATATAAATATTACTGTTGATAACGAAAGCATTGATCCTAATGAACATAAAAATATTTTTGGTAATTATAAAAAACCTTATTGGGATTTAGGTAATTGGAATTTTAGTTATCTTAGAGATATGATTGGTAATGAAGATGATCAATCTGCTACAGTTATGAGTAGACTTTATGGTAATTATTTTATTATTGAATTTGAATTTCTTATGCAAGATAGACGTATTGATTTTGAATCTCTTAATTATAAAATAAGTCGATTATGAAAAATAAAGTTGTTAAACGTAATAAAGCATTTTTAGGTAGTATTATAGGAGCTGTTGGTGGTATTATAGGTTCTGCTATTGGTGCTGCTAAAATAAGAAAAGCAGAAGAAAAAGCGTTTAAAATACAACAAGAAGAACAATATAGACAAGATAGTTTAGCTGCTGCACAAGCTATGACTCAAAGTTATGCTAATCAAGATTATGTTGACGAATATAAAAAGAAAGTTGTTTTAAAAAATGGTGGTAAAATGAAAATTAAAAAAACTAATTATACAGATAGAATTAATAATCAAAAGAAATATGCGTGCGGTGGTAGAAAGAAAGCTAATTTCGGTTCTACTATCGCAAATCAGTTTAGTGGTAATAATCTCAATGATACTGTTGGAGGAATTGCTTCTGGTATTGGTTCTGTAGCAACTAATTTAATTAATTCTCCAAGTGCTCCAAAAATGGTTAAAAAAGCTGATGGTTTTAATTATGAACAAAAAACTTCTCTTACCCCTAATAGCTATTCTGTTACTCAACCTGTTACTCAAAATGTTAATCAACAAGTTCCTAATAATAACCAATACTCCGATAGACTCGCTCAAATGAAATTGGGAGGCTGCAAAGGCAAGAAAAAGCGTAAATAATAGCTGTTATCAGCTCTACATTGATTTTAATATGCTTTCTTGTATAATTAATCAAATTCAATATAAGACAACGTTATAAGGCTTTATATAACGTCAAAATATACAATATAACAGATTATGAGTAATAAAAGACTTAGACCTAATATAGTTCGTGGTGGTGTTGCTATACCTATTCCTAATAAAAAGAATTATTACTATATGAAAGGTAGAAAACATGAACAAGGTGGTATTGATATTGGTAAGAATCCTCGTACTGGTTTAGAAGTTGAAGATGGAGAAGTTATGCATATATCTCCTACTGAAGTTAAAGTGTTTAGTTCTGTTCCTTTTCTTAATGGTGAATCTCCTGCTGAAAAAGTTATGAAAGGAAATAATCCTAATAAAGTTTTTAATGCTCAAGAAAGATATAAAGATGTTAATAATATTAACGATGATGGTACTAAGAATAATCGAAATAGAAAAAATAAAAGTAGATATGGTACTAAGAAAAATGGTTTTGAAAAAATTAAAGAAATGCAAAGTTTAGCAAATAATGTTTCTACTTTAGAAAATCCTATTATTAGTCCAGATTATACTCCTTATTATGATACTACTGAAGTTGGTAAATTAATTAATCATTCTGAAAATCCTGATAGTATAGGTTTTGATAAAGTTACTCGAAGATGGTATGCTCCTAAAGGTAAAGATCTTGACGAAGATAATTTTGGAATGGGAGTAGACAGATATACAGGAGGTAATATTAATGATAAAATTAAAAAAGATTCTAAAGGAAGAGAATATATTACTGAAGAAGATGAAAGAGATTTAAGATTTAAAAGAATTAAAAGTGCTAACCAAAGTGCGAAACGAAGAATAGATTTTATTCGTAAATATTATAATGATGAAGGAAATGTTACTGAAACTAAAGAAGCATTAGTTACTAATTTGATTTATAATAGAGGAAGTGGTAAAACTGCAAGAGTATATTTTAATCCTGAAGATGAAAAATATGTTCCTATGCAAAGAGCTATTCTTAGAGGTACTGATGATGAAGTTAGAGAAGAAATTAATAAAATATATAGAGAAGCTGGTTTAGCTAATAGAGATAGTTTAGTTAATGATTTTTATAAAAGAAGAAATAAAAAACGTATGGGTGGTTTAAGTCGTTCTAAAGATTATGGTTCTAAATCTAAACCTTATCCTAATGTAGATAAAAAAGATTTTGCTGGTAAAAATAGAAGTTATCCTATTCCTACTAAGTCTGATGCTGTTGATGCTTTAAGACTTGCAGGACTTCATGGACGTGATGATATTAAAACTAAAGTTTATAATAAATATCCAGAACTTCGTAAACGTGCTAAAAATGGTGGAGTTTATACAGTTACAAGCAATGGTAAGACAAGTCTAAGAATGATTCCCTCTACGGGGGAACGAATAAAGTTCAAAAATGGTGGTATTGAAGATATTGAAAAAACTGTTACTCTTATTCCAGAAATTTATAGTTTAGGACTTAAAGATGAATTATCTAATAAAATAAATCAACCAATTGTTAATTATCATACTCCCGTAGAAGAAATCAAATATGATATTCTTGATACTAAAGGTAGATTTAATCCTATTACTGGTGTTGACTTAAATACTAAGCGTAAATATGATAATAAACAAGATATTATGAAACAACGAGGATATAATTCTTTAATTAGTGATGGTATTGGTATTGCTTCAAATATTGTTGGTAGTATTATAGGATATAATGCTAATAAGAAAGCATTAAAGAAAATGAAATATAATAAAGCTCCTGTTAATTTAATTCCTTCTAAACTTAAAACAAGTATTAATATTAATCCTCAACTTGATACTATTAGAGACCAACAACAAGCATATGAACGACAAATTGACGCTAATACTGCAAGTTCAAGAGTTGCTTTAGGTAGAAAACAACTTGGTAGATTAAATACTATTAAATTACTTAATAATATTTATGCTAATAAAGAAAATACTGAAACTGAATTAATTAATAAAGATAGACTTAATCAACAAGCTGTTGCTAATCAAAATATTACTAATTATAATACTTGGAAAGAAAAGAAAAATGCTTTTGAAAATGCTATTATTGAAAAACAATCTGAAAATACTATAGGATTGATTAATAGTATTAATGCTGGAGTACAAAACGCTATTGGTAATTTTGAAAAAAGATTAGCTGCTGAAAATAATATTAGAGCTATTGCTGCTGCAAATCCTAATGTTAATCCTATTATATTAAAAGCTCTTGGTGTAAGAGGTATAACAAATGATATGATAGAATCATGGTTGAGAGCATACGGAAATAAAAACAATTAAAAACATAGTTTATATGAAAGGTTTTAATTATATTAATACAGAATATGTTCCAACAGTAGATTTAAATACTTTAGGAAATACTTTTAATACTCTTGAACAAGGTCATAAAGAAGCTATTAAAACTGCTTCTAATCTTCAAGCTGAAATGGCTAAACTTGAACTTAACGAAGCAGAAAATGAATGGAGACAACAAAAGATTTCTGAAATACAACAACTTGTTGATAATAATACTGTATTTGGTAATTCTGCAGCAGCTTTAGATGATATTGTTATTAAAGCTGGTAATTTAGCTTCTGATGCTGGAATGATTGGCAGACTTCAAGCTCAAAAAGATTATACTGATTTTAAAAATAGAGTTATAAATGATAAAGCTCTTCCAGAAGATTATAAAGAATATTTTTTAGAAAAAAATCCTTATTATTATAAAGATATTGTTGATGAAAAAACTGGAAAAGTAATTAGTGGAACAAAATGGAATCCTAATATTTCTCCAACCGCTGTTGTAGATTTATCTTCTTTGATTTCTAAAGGTTTACAATGGGCTGCAAGAGAATCTGGTAGTTATAATCAAGTTCGTTGGCTTGATAAAAACGGTAATCCTACTACTAATCCAAACGAAGTATTTGATGGAGAATATTATGATGATACTACTCATAGTTTTGAAAAACTTGATAGAAGTAAAATAGAAGCTGGTATTAGAGCTGCTATTGAATCTACTCCAGGTGCTAAAGAAAGTCTTCAACAAGATTACGATATTGCTCTTTGGAAACATAAAAAAGCTATAAATGCTACTAAAGGAAAATATAATATTGTGAGTGATGTTACTGACGATAATGGTATAACTCTTTCTCCTCAACAATATTTAAATAAAAGAATATCTCCTGCTTTATATGCTGCTGAATATTATAATACTACTCGTAAAACCACTTATGGAAATGGATTAAAAACTTATAAAGCTGCTGAACAAGCAGCAGAAACTGCTAAAAAGAATGCTGGACTTAATGAAGAATATATAAAATCATTAAATAGAACAAGTGATACTAAACCAATAACTCTTAATTATAATATGACTTCTGAATTAATGAGTAAAAAACAAAATATTCAGAATGATTTATATAATCTATTTAAAACTGCTGTTGGTAGAGACGTTAATGTCGATATGACTAATGCAAGTACAGATGGTTGGAAAAATACTCTTGAAAGAGCATATTTAATTTTTAAAAATAATGGTGCTACAGAACAACAACTTGTAGATTTTAGAGTTAAAAGTAGTGAGCTTATTAGAGAATATAATGAAACTACAATGAATTATGATAATCTAACTAAAGATTTAAAAGGAGATGATAAATATTTAGTAGATTATGTTAATAGAATGAAAAATGGAGGTAGTTTTAACAAAGATAATCCATATGACCAAAAATTATTAAAAGATGTTCAAATTGAATTTGGAGATAAAGGTCAATATTATGATGTTAGTTTTAATAATACAGATGAATATAATCAAGCTATTCAAATTTTAAATTCTAATAATGAAGAAGGTTTTCTTGGTTTAGGCTTTAGTACAGGAAGAAAAGAAATTGACGGAAAAAGTGTTTCTTATATTAGACTTCCAAAAGAATATTATCAAAATATGTTACTTTTATCTAATACTGTTAATGCTGCTGTTAAAGGTAATGTAGATAATATTAATGTACAAGTATTAGATGCTGAATATAATCCTATAATTCCTCAATCACAACAAGATAGTAAATATACAGTTCCTTTATATTATAATTTAAATCCTGCACATAATGCAGCTGTTGGTTTTGGTAATATATATTTATATAATAGATATAAAAAAGCTGCTAATAAAAAGTTTCTTAATTATTCTAACGATTTTATTAAACAACAAGAAAAAATAAGTACTAAACTTGATAATTACGATGAAATTACTATTGGTCATCAATCTCTTAGTGGTGAAACAAATTATCAACAATTACTTTTACATCAACTTAATACTGGTCAAATTGATGAAACAGAATATCGTCTTAGACTTAATATTGACAAAGAAGAACTAATAAGGAAAACTATAGCTCATGGATTTGGAAATACTAAAATGTTTACTGTAGAAGACAACGATGGGTACGGTACTTTTAAAGAAATTACAAATATTAAAGATAGAGAAGATAAAGGTAATGAAATAGTATCAGCTGTTGGAAATGGTAGAGCTGTATTTAATTCTGCTCATAATCCTTTTTTTGGTACTGGCACTAATATAACAATTTATCCTACCTTAGATAGTAATGGTAAACCAACAGGTATTCCAAAAACTTATTTTATTCCCGGATTAGTTAATGATGAAGCACAAGAAGCATTTGAAAATAGTCCATATACTAAGACTTCAGATCATATTGCTAAAATGGACGCTTACGCAATGACATCTAATCTTAGTGAAAGTTTTGAAACTCCTACATTAGGAGCTCAACAATTAATAGCTAATGGTGGTAATATATTTACTTATAAAAATGGAAATACAGCTATTAACATTAATAGAGAAGCAGCCGTAGATATTTATTCAGCTATGAATGAATATATTGATATTCAAAATAATTTCGTACAAGGAAATTTACAATTAGATAATGAAAATGCTATTGAAAGATTAAATGGACGTATTTTTGAAATTGCAAAAACTATAACAACTTCTATTGGAAGACCTGATTTATTAGAACGTTATTATGCTGTTTTAAGTAAAGATTTAGGAAGTAAATTAAACATATAAGATATGAGTAAAGTTATTGATTTTATAAATAATGGAGAATTAGTAAGAAATCCTAAATATAATCCTAAAACTAAAAAGGGGGCCAAAGAGTCCCCTTATCTTGTTTCTAATACAATGAGTGATGATTTTGCTGAAGATGTTAATAGAATGGCTAATAAACTTCGATATACTTCACAATATAGTCCTCGTGAAATAGAAAAGTTTGAAGAACAAGATATTACTGTTAATAATATTGATTCTGAAGAAAGTTTAAAACGTCAACGTGCAGAAAATCAATCTGCTTTTGAACAACTTGGTAATATGATAATACAAGGAGTTGCTAATGAAGCCGTTCTTGGTTCGTTTCTTTCTCTTAGTAATATTGTAGATGCTGTAGGACAAGTTTTTACTGATGAAAATGATTATACTAATCCAGTAAGTGAATATATTGAAGGTATTCAAAATACTATTAGAGATGAATTTGAAATTTATCAAAAAGATCCAAATGCTACTTTTGCATTTGGTGATTTTGGTTGGTGGGCTAATAATGGAGTAAGTGCTTTTAGTACTTTATCTATGATGTTGCCTACTCTTGGTGTTACTAAAGCTATTGGAGCATTAGGGAAAATTAATAAAATAGGAAGAGCATATAATGCTTCTACAAGAGGTTTAGCTAAACTTACTCATAAAGCTATGAAAGGTGCTGGTATTAAAGCTCCTTCAGTTGCTCGTCTTGATAATTCTGTTAAATATATTAATAATTTAACTACTAATGCTGTTCTTTCTCGTACTATGGAAAATTATATGGAAGCAAGAGGTGTTTGGACAGAAACTTATGAATCTACTAAACAAGAACTTGAAAAATATACTGACCAACAATGGAAAGATTTTTATGCAAGAAATCCTGAATTAAATGGTAAAACTATTGACCAAATAGCAAAATATATTGCTGGAGAATCTGCTGATAAAACTTTTGTTAATGATTATGCTATGCTTGGTCAAGATATTTTGCAATTTAGAGGTATTGGTCAATTATTTGGTAAAGTTGGTAAAAAATTACCTACTTCAAGAATTAGACGTTCTAATAAACAAGCAATTGAAGCTCTTCGTAAAAAAGCTGATACAAACGTATCTGGACAAACTTCTACCTCAACTGTTCCTAAAACAAGTTTTTGGAAAAATAGAACAGATGAACTTAAAGAAGCTATTAAACATCCTCTTAATACTATTGGTACTTTAGAACTTACTGAAGGTTTAGAAGAAGCATATCAAGGTATTCAAACTGAAAAAGGTAAAGAAGTTGCTAAAATGTATTTAGATCCTAATTATATTCCTCGTACAATTGAAAGTTATATTACTGATGATAAAATATGGGAACAAGGATTTTGGGGTGCTGTTGGAGGCATGGTTTTTCAAGGAGCTGGTAAAGGACTTTCTGCTCTTCAAAGACAAATTAAAGCTAAAAAGTTAAAAGGTAAAGAATCTGATGCTAATATTCTTAATACTCTTACTGCTGAAGAAAAAATAATGAATAAAGAAATTCAAGACCGTGCTGCTTTAAATAAAGATGTTGTCGATAAACTTACTATGTTAAATGATTATATTTCTCCAGATGATTATGTTGAAGATCCTATTACTGGAGAAAGACTTCAAGATGAAGGAGTTGATGTTCATAGAAAACTTACTCCAGAAGAAGCTGAAATTAAAAAACAACAAGTTATTGATGATTATTTTACTAATTTAGCTATTAATGCTTATGAAGCAGGTACTTATGATTTATTAAAAGAATATATTACAAGTCCTGAATTTAAAGAATATTTTAGAGAAGCTGGTGTTCAACTTACTAAATCTGAAGAAGATTTTACTAATCAAGCTTTTGCTAAAATGGATAAAGTTAGAGATATATATGCTGAAAATCTCTATAACGTACTATATAATAGTGAAATAGAAAGTGAATATACTGCTAAAATTGTCGCAAGAGAATTTACGAGAGAACAATTAGAAATTGAATCTTTTGGGGATAGAATTAATACTATACAAAATGAAATAAATAAAAATAATGTTGATATAAGTTCAGTAGATAAATATAGAAGACAAGCTATTGATAAACATGTTTCTAAATTATTAAATGAAATTAATCAAGCTCAAGAAGAAGTTAATAACAATCCAGATATTTCTGAACAAGCTAAAAATCAATATAATAAAATTTATAATGATAGAAAAAGAGGACTTCTTAAATTTCTAAATGATAATAATCCTTTATCTGAAAATAATAGACAATCTATAATTAATATTTTTAATCAAAGTCTTGGAAAAGATTATCAAGCAGAAAGACTTTCTGGAGATATTCAGACTATATTAAATGATATTGAAAAACTTATTAACGAATCTGATAAAAATATTCCTGAAGTTCCTAATAATGTTAAAGATTTAATTGATAAACAAGTTGCTCTTCAAGATAAAAAAGCTGATTTAGAAAATATTCAACCTAAATCTCAAAGAGATTATAATGATAGAATTGATCTTATTGCTCAACAAGTTGATTATCTTACTATGACAAGAATGTCTAATGCTGCAACTCAAGTTGAAGATTGGATTAAAGAACAAGAAGATTTAGATAAAGCATGGCAAGATATTCTTCGTAATAGAGTTCCTAAATTAAAAGAATCTCTTGATATGCTTAAAATAGGATATTTTAATACTGAAGATTTTAGTAATTCTATAAGAGCTACAATAGAAGAAGAAAGTCAAAATAGAAAACAAAAGGAAGAAGAAGCTAAACGAGTAGTAGTTAACGGTAAACAAGTTAGTGAAGAACAAGCAAAAACTATTAATAATACTGCTGCAGAAGTTAGCAATAATCAACAATCTAATAATGATAACTCCTCTACGGGGGAACAAACTCCACGAAGTGGAGTTTCTCAAACTCAAACTAAACAACAAAGCGATGATCCTAATGAAATTGCTGTTAAAGCAATTATTGAAGATGAAGATAAAATTACTAATAAAGATTTAGATGATGCTGTTAAACTCGCTAAATCTTTTGATCCTACTATTAATGAACGAGCTGTAGGTATTGCAAGTAGTAAAACTTTTCTTCTTTTTAGAACTTCTCCTAATGTATTTGAAGATGCTTTAAATAAAAATAGTAATAGTCCAGAAGTTAAAAATATTATAGAAACTATTACTCAACAACTTATTGAAGAAGGTGTTAGTCCAGAAGTAGCACCTCATGCTGCTCAAAGAGGTGTTAATATGGGAATGAAACAAATAGTTAGAGCTTTAGAAAGACGTAAAGATAGTAAAACTGAAACTTTTAGACGTCTTGCTGAAGCTCTTGCTACTAAACAAAAAGTAACCATTAAATCTAATGATAACAACGAAGTTAACGCTATTACGACTACTATTGAAGATACTGAATTTGATCAAATAATTAAAGATTTTATTGAAGCATATATTCAATATAAAGGTATTACTATAAATAAAATTAAAACTAAAGACCATCAAGGAAATACTGTTATTAAAAATCAAAAAGTTGTTATTAATCTTGAATCTTTATTTAAAGATATTATTGAAATATTATCTGATGATGCTAATAAACAAATGTTAGATTTAGATGTTCAAACTGCTTATCATATATTATATAATATAAAAGATTTTATTAATAATTCTTATAATACTAATTATGTATTTACACATAAACGTAGTCTTAATACTTTGCTTAATAATCCTACAGATTTTTATAATGCTATTTATGAAGCAAGTAAAAGAGTTGAATTTATTGATAATTATATGCATATTGTTCCTTCTCGTGTTAATAGAGGTCCTGATTATGAACAAGTTGTTAATGCTTTACAAGTAGGAGATGATTTAGAAATTGTTCCTGTAGAAAGCAGAAATCATGAAATTGTTTCTTTTGCTATTAAGCGTAAAGGTGTTGAAATTGGATTTATTTCTAATGTTATTCCAGATAGTGATAATAATGGTTATAGAATAAAACTTGGCCCAAAAGGTGGAATTAATTATCACGTTCGTAAAATAAATAATCAAGTTGAAGCTAATACAGATGAGTTATTTGAAGCTATTTTTAATAATGAAAACGAACTATGGGATTTATTCCATAAGAAAAATCTTTATGATTTAGGTTATGGATATGATTTAACTAAAGAAGAATATGAAAGAATCTATAATAGTGAAGTTATTCAAAAAGCTATTAAAGATGGTGTAATTAAACTTGATCCTGCTTTAATAACTGATATAGATAAAGCTAAACGTATTATTTATAATCTTAAAAATATTATTTTCTATAATCCTTTAGCTCAAACTATTGAAGAATATAAAGATAGTTATGAACAATGGAAAGAAAATATTTTTAATAATTATAAAAATACTCATAAAATTGGAACTCTTGCTGCTAATGGTAAAAAAGTTATTGTTAAATATGCTGGACAAACAGGAACAAATCAAGGTGTAAAAGAAACTTCTGATGCTATTATTGAAAATACTGAAAAAGGTGTTAATGAATTACCTTTTAAATCTGACCAACACGCTATTGTTGGTATTGATAGTGATAAAGATGGTATAGTTGCTATCAATGAATTAACAGGCGAGAAACAACAAATTACTGCTCCTTTTCTTGCTGGTAATATGGGCTTCCTAATTGGAGGTAGAAGTAAAACTCCTATTATAGCCATGTTTACAAGTGCTAATAAAGTTGATGGTAAAATTAAAGAAAATCTTCATAAAGAACTTGTTGATATTTTAACTGGTTTTCAAAATAGAAAATATACTTTTGAAGAAGTTAGAGATAAACTTGGTTTATTATTTAACTCTGCCAATACTAAATTTCCAAGTATATTTTATGGTTATGACGTTATTAGTTCTAATAATCAAATAATTCTTTCTATTGGACATAATACTTCTAAGTTTAACGTTATTATACATAAGTTTAAAGCTGGTAATTCAAACGAATTAGGTACAGGTATTACTTATAATCCTGCAGGTGATAATTCAAAAACTACAAGTTTTATTAATGTTAATAATAAACTTATAAATATTATTGCTACAGAAATAACTAATAATACTATTTATAATAGAACATTCTTTACTCTTAATAATGTTGGTAACGGTAATACTACAGATAATCCTTATTTCTTTAAAAGAGATAATAAATTTGTAGTTAAACTCGGAGATAGCGAAATTGTATATGATAATTTTGGAGATTTTGTTCTTCAAAATAATGCTTTTAATACAAATCAAGGGGTCAATAAACATGGAGGATTCTTTAACGATGTTGATAAAGCTACTTCTATGTATATCAATGTTGCTACTCTTGCCGTACCTGATCAAGTTCAATCCCCCGTAGAGGAAGATTCAATTGTTGGAGTTGCTAACACGATTCAAACTGCTACTCTTGAAAAAGCTAATTCTACAGAACGTCTTCTTGAAAAAGCTGCTATTCCTAAATCAACTATTGATTTACTTACTGGCAAAAATGTTTATGGTATTCCTATCGTTTCTGGTACTTATTATTATGATAAAAAAGACAAAACAGGTAATGCTAAATATAGTCGAGATAAAAAAGCTGTTATATTTACTAAAGCTGGTTCTAATTTAGCTAATTCTTCTCCTACTACGTTAGTTCGATTACTTATTCATGAACAACTTCATGCTCATATTGATGAACATAATCTTTTTGATAAAGAAAATATTATAGATGATTTATTTGAAACTTATAATAAATTTATTGAAACTGTTAATAATGATGTTAATTATGAAGATAGAAATAGCGAACGTTATAGATTAGCTGTCAACATTAAGAAATGGATTGAAGATAATGGTTTTACTTTTAAAGATTATTTTGAACGTATTAAAGCTAAACAAAAAGATAATTATATTGAACTTTCTGAAGATGAACAACGTAGAGTATTTGCTGAAGAATGGCTTGTTGAAAGTTTATCTCAAAGTAATATTATTAAGTATTTAAATCAAGTTGAATATACTGGAGAAGGTGTTGCCGTTGTTACAGAAGATAATGAAAAGAAAAGTATTTTTCAAAAGATTATTGATATATTACTTAAAATATTTAATATAAAAGATAGTAGTATTAAAAACAATACTATATTTGCTCGTCAATATGAGATATTAAATATTAATGATAACAATATAAGTAACGAAAATGAAATAAAGCAAGATATTAAAGATAATCAAGTATTATCTGATAAAGATGTTGGTGAAGATATTACTAAAGAATCTGAAATTATAGAAGAAGATATTAATGAAGAAGATGATGAATTTGACGAAGATGATTATGATTCTGATATAATTGAAGATGAAGATTATAATACTATTAATAATGATTCTGATGAACTATTATCAATTACTTCTGATATAGAGGATATTAATGCTGTTAAAAATAATGACGGTAATATCATTGCTGAAACTCTGGATATTACTCGAATTAATAACATGGCAGACTATCTCAATAGCTACTCGGAGCAAGACAAGCCGTTAATAGCTAAAATGCTGCGAAATGGCGAACTTAAATACGCATGTAGATAAGTAGTTAAGCCTTATATATTACCGTCAATTATGAAGCTAAAAACAGCTATCATAATTGACGGTTTTTATTTATTAATATTGTTAAACTTAATGTTATGGAATGTTTTGAATTTGGTTATGTTATTAAAGGAGATGTTAATGACACTCTTAAGAAAACTGTAGAGTATTGTTCTGATGGTATTAAACAGAAAGCTAAAGTGCTTGCTGGATATATTCAGAGCGATGATTTTTTAGAATTTTGTAAAAAAGATAAAAAATTTGATTCTACTAAGTCTATTTTAGAAAATAAACAAAATACTGTTAGACGAATTTTAAAACAATATTATGAACTTAAACACCAAGATGTTACAACAGCTGCTGCTAAACGTCAAGCTGATTTGTTAATGGGTTTTAGTAGTGTTAAAGCTCGTAATATTGCTATTAATGATACCGCTACTATTATTTCTCTTCTTTATGAGCAAGAACGTAAATCGAGTAAATATAACAATGTTAAACTTAATAGAGTTAAAATAATTCAAAAAGCTATTGACGCTCTTGAAAAAGATTATATTAATAATGTTGCTTTAAAAGTTTATAATCAAAATAAAGAAATTGATGATAATACTATTAAAGAATTTAAAGAAGCATACAATAATGCTATACGTTTTAATAAGAAAATAATAGAGCTTAAACAACTTATTAAGAACGATAATGATGTAGATAATAATAAAAAGAAACTTAATGAAGTATATAAAGAATATACTGAAGCAAGAAGACAACAATATAATAAAGCATATAATTTAGTTAATAAATTTGGCAATATAGCACAAAATAATCGTAATAATTATATTGAACAAGTTAAACGTAATCCTAATTTTTGGTTTACAAAAGCGTTTGAAAGTAGTAAACTTGTTAATATAGTTGGTGAATTTGAAAATATATTAGAAAGTAATAAACTTACTAATGAAAATTTTACTGACGATGAAGATTATACTAATTCGGGTGCTGAAAGTGTTGATGAAACTACTAAGTCTTGGGAAGATAAACTTTGGGCAAGTTTTGAAAAACCTGTTGCTGCTGATTTAAAATTATATTTTAATACTATTTATAAATTAGATTCTCCAGCAGAAGTTGGTACAAGAGTTTATAATTATGACACTAATAATGAAATTGGTCTTAAAACTACTATGGGAGCTAATTTTATTATTAGAGAATTATATACAAGAGGTAATTTTAATTCTGTTAATGATTTTATAGATAGTATTGTAAGAATGGCAACAGATATTGCTGAAGATTATGGATTAATTAAAATTGCAGATGATTGTATTAATGACCCTGTATTTGCTAATCGAATATTTTGTCAATTAAGTAATCCTAAGATTATTAAAACAATGTCTATTATTACTGAATCTGGTATTACTTTTGAACAATCCAATAAATCTTTAGATGCTATGAGTTATATGATATATAATATGCTAAATACAACTCGTAGTACAATGAGAGATTTATATACTGAAAACGATATTAATCGTATTAAAGAATTAGTCGCTCGTTTAGATAAAAGTTCTAATAGACTTGTTGCTGTTAGACTTAAAGATGATGGTGTTACTCCTAAAGAATTAAATAAGCAAATAGAAGAAGCTATTTATGAAGTACTTAAAAAATATTATCCTAAAGTAACTCGTAATGAAATACTTGGATTTATTTATAACGGAAGTAATCCTGTTAGGTCTAACATGATTGGGCTATTAAATAATATAGTAGATCTTTTACAAAAAGTTGAAACTACTGTTATAGAATATAATGAGTCATATAATAAGTATAATAATGAAAGAAAAGCTTATAATGAAGCTGTAAGATATTCTGAAGAAATTGGACAGAAATATACTAAAGAACCTCCTTTATTTGATTCTTCTAATATTAATTATGATAGACTTAATGAACCGATAGTTAATATATGTCAAAAACTTGTTAACTATTCTGCTGTACGTAACGAATTAAATAGCGTTAATGCTGAAGATAATTTATCATCTGATGTAATTAATAACAGTTATATTACTAATCTTCTTAAACAAATTAATTATGCTAATAAAAAAGATGCTCAAGTTGGTCTAAGAAATCTTTTAGAAGAAATTAATAAAGGAGAACAATATAAATATAATAGTTTCTTTTGGGGAATTAAAGGAGCTAATGGTAAATATATTCAAGAAGGATTATTTATGAGAGATGATAGAGGTAATGTATCTATTAATCCTAACGCTCAAAAACTTATTCAAATAAGTTTATTTAACGGTGTTAAAGATATGCAAAGTGATAAATCTGCTTTATATGCTAAAATGTCTAAAGGAGATTATTTTGCTACTTCTATGGTTGCCTACTTTAATCCTATTATTGCTGGACAAAATATTGGCAGTTCTAAAGCAGCTTTAAATGCTTCACAAGCTGGATATTTTTTCCGTACTCCTTCTGACGCTCCTAAAAACTTTATTATTCAAGCTCCTAAACTTGACGCTAAAAATACAATTACAGCTTTAGCTACAGATATTGCTAAATATGCTGATAAAAGACGTAATGAAATAGATAATTATGCTTTAGAAAATACAGATGAAAATTATGATAAATATTTAGAAGCTAAAGATAAAGCTGCTGCTAATAAAAATAATATATGGTCTGTTAAAGATATTTATTCTGTTATTAAAGGAGAATTATCTACTTTTAACTTTAATCGATATTATTATATTGAAAATGAAGATGGCACTATTTCTATACCTATTGTTTATAAAACTAAAGATAGTCCTGATATTGTTTGGATTAAAGGAAATAAAATTGAAGGTGAAATAAATAATATTTTATATAATATAGAAATAGAAGGTATTTCGTCAGTTAATGATAATAAACTTAGTGATGATTTTTATGCAGATATAGCGGATATTCTTAAACAAGAAGGTATTGAAAATGGTTCTATAGATGTTCGTATTAATAGAGCTGCCACTATATTTGCTGGATTTAGACAAAATGTTATCGGAGAACTTAATATGTTTATTAATCAATTAAATTATTTATTTGATAATGATAGTAAAGGTAATTGGGTTCTTCGTAAAGACACCAATGGTTTAATTGAAAGAGTACATTTTAATAAAATTACTTATGATGATAAAGGTAGAGAATGTATTCTTGTTGAAGGCAAATGGCTTGATAAAGAAAAGACTAAATCTAATCCTAAAGCTGGTAAATTAAGTGGAAATTTCTTTAGCTTTCAAAAACTATTTAATACAAAAGATTATAAAGCTGGTGAAGAGCTTGAACGTGCATTACTTCTCTACGGGGAAACGTCCGTAGGCGAAGCCGGAGGACTTATTCAAGTTAAAGGAAATACTGCTACTTTAAATATTAATAGTCCTCTTATTAGAATTGAAAATGGTAAAATCGTTTTTAACGAAACTCAAGAAGTAAAAAGTATTATAGATAATATTGTTGAACAATGGATTAAATCTTTTAATAAAGAGATTGTAGCTCATGGCAAACAATATCAAAATCTTCTTCAAGAACTACAAAAAAGTAATGAAGATTTAGTTGATTTTGTTCTTAATACTGCTAATGCCTATATGCAATTAGATGATATTCTTGAAGGAGATGTTAAATTTTATAAAGATGCTAAAGATTTTCTTAAACGTGCTAAAGAAGTACAAGCTGGAGGAACTGCTTACGCTGGATTTGATATTAATGATACTCTTAGTGCTAAAATTAAAGAAACCGTTGGTTATAACGGAGCTAAACAAGAGATTAAATTTGGTAATACTACAATAGATAAATATGCTAATGCTTATTCCCCCGTAGAGGGTTATGCAATAGTACACTATGCTGGAAAATATGCTCGTAATGGTTTTAGAGCTGTTACTATTAATAATACTGTAAGACCAAGTAAACAAGCTAATAATATTCAACAAGAATTATTTAATTATCTTAAAGATGAACTTGGTGAAGTTGCTGCTACTAAAAAAGCTGCTGAAATTGCTAATGGATATAGAGAAGCAAGTAAAACTAATGACGCACAATCTTTTATTACTATTGAAGAATTTATGCGTAGACGTTATGCTGATGGTACTTTTAAAGAATATGAAGATATATTTCAACAGCTTTATGAACTTAGAACTGGTCAACGTAGAATTGAAGATATAGATATTAGTAAAATTAATTCTCGTATTCAAGTACAGAAGAATTTCTATTATGATCATAAGTACGATAGTTATACTGGAGTACATTATCCTCGTCAAATTAAAAACGCTGAATTTGTTCTTATTCCTGAACTTCTTAAAGGAACTCAACTTAAAGAGCTTTATAATTTTATGCACAAATATGATATTGGACAAGTTAATACTAATGAAACAAGTAAAGCTGCTAAAAAGAATGTTTTAACTTTTTGGGATAATGATGGAAATATTAATCCTAATTTTGAACAAGATCTTATTTCTAATAATGAAAATGCTATAGAAGATTACTATTATCGTTTTCTTTATAAACAGCAAGATGTTCCAGAGCATATGAAAGATGCTCAAAATAAAGCTGGTGTGCAGATTACTAAAAAGATTTGTGATAATGCTAATGAATCTGTTAAACCTTATATTGATACGTTCTTTAAGAACTATTGCGCTAATATTAAAGAAGATTTTAAGAAGCTTCTTTTTAATATGGGTTGGAAAGAAGATAAAAATGGTAAATTAGTTAATATTGATAGCGATAAACAAACATTAGATTTTACTGATTTTTATAAGAAAGCTCGTATTGAAGCTCAACGTCTCGGTATGGATTCTAATTTTATCGAATATTTAACTCCTGATGAATTTGGTAATCCTGCTATGCCTAACTATATGAATAATGTTAGTAGTAAACTTGAAAGTATAGCACAAGCTATATTTAATAGTAGTATTACAAGACAAAAATTTCCTGGTTGGCATGCTGCACAAGTTACTCAAGTTGGTCATGGTATGAAAGTTTTAGATAATAATGGTAAACTTAGAGAACTTAAATATCACCCAAGAGTTATTATTAATAAAGAAACTGGAGTTGAAATAGAAGAAACTGAATATGATAAACTATCTGATGAAGATAAAAATAAATATGAAGTTAAACAAGAAGCTTATGCTGAAGTTATGATTCCTCGTTGGAGCAATCTTATTCCTAATACTTCAGAAGCTCTTGAAATGATACAAAAAGAAGGTCTTGATATTCAACTTGCTTATCGTATTCCTACTGAAGGAAAACAATCTGTTTCTATTGTTAAAGTTGTTGGTTTTCTTAATGATGTTTATGGTAGTACTATTATGTTGCCTGATGAATGGGTTACCCAAACTGGTTCTGACTTTGACGTTGACTCTGTTTACGGTATTTGTCATTCGCTTAAAGTTGTAAAAGATAAAAATGGTAATATTAAAAGAATTAAAAAATATTCTGCTGACGATTTTAAAACTGATTATGCTAAATATAAGTATTATATAGAAGATAATATCAATAATAAAATTTCTTCTGATATTGAAGATGAATTTCATGAAGATAAATATAAAGTACTTCAAAAACGTCTTCGTGATGTTGTTAAAAAACTTCGTACAGAAAAAGATAATAGAGATAATCTTTATAAAGAACTTACTAATATTGGTAAAGAAGCTGGACTATTAACTTTTAATGAATTTTCTAAATTAGATGAAGTTGACAAATTACCTCGTGTTGTAAGAAATAATAATATTCTTGATGCTATGATTGCTATTATGGCAGACAATAATAGTAGAGAAGAAAATTATTCTCGAAGTAATTTTGATAAACTTTCGTCTGCCATGAAAGAAATGGATAAAGCTCGTGGAGCTGATTCTGTTAATCGTAGCGTTTATAATCCTTTTGATCAAATGGATTTTATGGAAAATGCTATGGGTGGAGCTTCTCTTAAAGCATTTTCTGTTACACGAGATACTTTTAATAGTGTTAACAATTATGCTAAAGGATATTTAGGAAAAGGCCATGAAATTATTGCTGAATATGATTTAACTGAAAAAGATGCTAATGGTGAATTTATTTATGATGCTGAGATGATGATTAAAGCGTATGGTTTATATAATGAAACTATTAAAAAAGGAGATGTTATATTATTAGATAAAGACGGTAAGAAAACTAATGAAGTTGGTAAAGCTGTTACTGCAAGAGTTAAACATTATAGATTAGCTAATAGTTATAATAATCGTAATGTTGTTGGTGAATTAATTACTGTTTATAGTTCTCAAACTACTGCTCATATTCTTGATGCTATTAAAGAAGGTTCTATTTTTAACGAAAATGAATTTACTTTTGGAACGTTTAAAACTCTTATAGATACAGGTATGGATTATAGAACTGCTATTGCATTCTTAATGCAACCTGCTATTACTACCATTAATGAAGTTAATAATGAAAGTAATAGTTTATATCTTACAGGAGGTGGTAATACTGTTCAAAAAGCTATTAAGAGAATAGCTGCTAAAGCTGGTTTTAAACTTGGTGCTACTGATATTACTGACTATTCTAACTATGAATCGGTATTGTTAGCGTTGAACTCCAACGAGCAATTCAGAAATGCGTATAGAGAGCTATTTGGGGCTGAAATTTCAACGCAAAAGCCTATACAGGAACAACAATTCACGTTGAATGCAAAAGTGCTAAAATCACGCTTAGAATCGTCCAAAATAACTAATATTTCTGAATTATCACAAAAAGATAATGATATTAAAAATGCTGTTTTTGATATTGCTGTTTGTTTAGCTTTTAATAAGATTAATAAAACTACTAAAAATCTTGAAAAAGTTCTTCGTTGTTGTAATCCTGATAATTTTGGTGCAAAACAAACTATTAGAGAAACTCGTACTATTGTTGATAATGTTATTGCTTATGGATTTACCGATAATGAAGTTGGTAATACTGTAATGTGTGGAAGTAAACGTCTTATTGAAAAACTTTATCCTGGATTTATTAAAATTGAAAAAAACGAGGTTAGTAATTTAGATGAATTAGTTAAAGGAGATATTGATGTTGAAAATAGCGTTTATCCATTTTTAGCTGCATTTTTTAAATATGCTACATTAACAAGTGTTGATGTTAATAAACAATTGTTTCCAACTGAAAATGATGTTTATAATGCTGTACTTAATGCTGTTCAAGTTAAATTAGGTGTTACATTTACCCCTAAACAATATAGAGAATATAAACAATATATGATGAATATGATATATTCTCAAGTTCCTATACTTAATACTCCATTAACTGTTACTAAAGAAGGTTGGCTAAATGATAATAATGAAGCTATTATTAAATCTACTGAAAATGATACTAATTATTGGAATGCTGAAATTTCTCGTATATTTGGTTTTGAAACTACTCAAAAAATTAATTTTGATATTAAAGACTTATTTAATCCTACTGAAGAAGAACTTAGTAAATTTAACGCTCTTACTCCTGCTCAAAAAATATCTTGGATTCAAACACATATTAACGGAGATTTAGGTATTTTTAATTATCTTAATGTAAATCTTAATAATCAATTTGAACTTAAACGTAAAGGATTTACTCATCAAAGTATTAAATTTACAGATTCTGCTGAAAATATGGACGATATTTATATTGAATTTGGCACAAGTTTCTTTAATAAATCTCCTATATTTAGACTTGCTATTACTGATTTAATTAAATATGCTTTTGTTGTTGACGGATTTAAATTTAAAAGAGGTGCTGTTGATAAAGTTATTACTAATAATTCTTTGTATAAAAATATAGAAGATATGGGAACTGGAATTGTTCCTGCTATTCGAGAAATATTTGGATATTATGCTAATCCTGCAGCAGGAGTTACTGATGAATTTATTGATAAATTTATTCGTAGTCATAAAGAATATTGTAAATCTATTAAACTTGGTAAACCTGAAAACAATAAAGGTATAAGTAATGCTGCTTTTCAATTTAATATTTGTAATAGAGGTAATGGATTAATATTTATTCCTTTTGATGGTAGATTTAAAACTTTACTTAATGAAATTAATGTTGAAGACGCTAAATCTCCTCAAGATTATATTGTTGTTAATAGAAGTGCTGGTGGTAATAAAATTAGTACGTTGTATAAAATAGATAAACATGAAAGCGGAGTTTATCTTATTCCTATGAATTTACTTGAACCTAATGAAACAGGAGATTATAGTGTTAATCCAAATAATAATAAATATGGAGATATTAGTTTCTATAATACTGTTATTGCTGAAGCTGAAAATATTGGAGCTAAAGAATATTTTATTGATAAAGATAATAAAATAAAATTAAAAGATAAATATAAAGAATATATTATTCCTCGTTATAAATTTAATTTGGAAAATAATGCTATAGATAATGTTAATGAATTTCAGAATGTTTCTGTTAATGGTACTGAAATACAAAAAGCTGAACTTAATAAACTATTTAAAGATATAGAGGCTTATATTCAATCCCCCGTAGAGGAGAGAGGTGATTATGGAGTTATACGTTCTGATTCTTTTTATATTAGCGAACAAGTAGGAAAAACTGATATTATTACACAAAGTATTCCTACTGAAGCAGGTAATATTCTTGTTACTATTAGAAGATATTCTCCGTCTCCTGCTTTTAAATCTAACTTACATAAAGATTTAATTAATAATGTTTCTTCTAATAATACAGAAAATATTCAAAAAGTTAGAATTGAAGAACGTGATGCTTATAGAAGTGCTTTAGCTTCTAAGACTGAAGCTCACAAATATTATAGAATTGAACATATTACTGAAGAAAGTGTTAGAGAAGAATTTGAAAAACAACAACAAGAAAATAGAGATAATTTTAATGATGAAGCGTATGCTATTACTACTGATATAACTGATGATTATATAGATAATGCTAATAGAATAAGTGAAGTCGATGAAACATCTGTCGCTATGATTGCTGCTCTTAGAAGAGCTGAAAGACGTGGAGATGATATTGTTGCTAAAGCGCTTCGTAAATTAGATATAAAAGGTATAAATTCTTATCGGTCTAAAGATATTAAAGATAATAGAAGAAATATATATCATATTCTTAGTGATTATATTAGTAGTTATGCTGATATGATTGATAAACAAATGAAACATTATGTTATAGACGATAAAGAATATAATATTGGAGAACCTGATCTATATGAAATTTTAAGAAGTAATCCAGATGAAGTTCCTAATATAGTTAAATTATTACTTGAAGCTATTACATTTGGTGATACTTTTGGAAATATTATGAGTCTTCCTATTGATGGTGTGGACGAAGATACTAAACGATATATTCAAAAGATTCGTGATTCTATAAATAAAATTCGTAATTCTTCAATTATTAAACAAGGATTTGATAATATGTTTAATAAATATATTGCTAATGAATTTGCTAATAATCCTAATATACGAATGAATGTTGTTAATCTTAAAGATACTTTTGGTGATTCTGGTTGGTGGGAAACTAATATTGGAGATATTGCAATGTTAAGTAATAAACAAGTACAAGTTATTGTTAAGATTGTTAATAGAATTATGAATCAAGCTACAATGCAAGATGCTCCACGTAAGAAAAATGAGTTTCTTAAAAGATTTGATAATATATTAGCTAAAAGTGGTAGTTTTAGATGGGAAAATGTTATTAATTCAAATGGTCAACTTATTAGATCTTATACAGCTAAATTTCTTACTGATAGAGATAAATTAGTTGATGCTGTTAAAGACGCTCTTGATAAATATGGTATAGATAGTAAAGAATATATTGCTGCTAAACTTAAACGTGATGAATGGTATGCTGATAATGTTGAACAACCTGTTGTTCGAGAATATTATGTTAAAAAGAATGCTTTAATTAGAGAAATATTTGAAGCTGCTCCTGAAGAATATCGTCAATATATGGAATATATTCATGAGAAATTTATTGATGATCAACCAGATATTGCTTTAACTACTCAAGAACGTAATAGAAGAAAAGAAATTGATAAGAAAATTAATCAACTTACTTCTGAATATAAAGATACTGAAACTCTTAAATCTCCTGAAGAAAGAGAACGTGCTATTAAATTAAGAAATTTTATTAAAGCTAAATCTGCTCTCAATAAAGAATATTTTAACTATAATGATACAGATGAATTTAAAGAAAATCTTGAAAAGAATTTAGCTATTATTAAACATTATGAAAAAAATAATCCTACTCAAACTTTAGATAAACGATTAGAAAATATTGAATATCGAAGTGCTTATGAATGGATTAAAAATAATAGTTATTATATTCTTAATAAAGAAGCTAAAGATAAAATTAACGAAGCATTTTCTATACTTAAAGATGAAGACAATTTAAAAAGTGCTAAAATTAAGAAAATAATAGATGATGCTAATGCTTATGATGAATTTGGTAATGTTGATGCTCGAAAATTAAGTGATAAAGATATTGCTACTATAAAAGAACTTACTAAACATAAATATGATTTTAGTTATGATAGTAACGCTGGAGAAGCTATATTAATAAAAGATATTCCTAATAATCTTCCTATATTTGATGATAATTTTTATAGAATGCTTCGTGACCCAAGTGAAAATGAAAAAGAAGTTAATCCTCGAAGAATTAAAATTATAGGTAGAATTAACGAATTATTAGGAAAAACTATTACAGCTATTGAATTTGGTGGAGATGGACGTATTCATGCTAAAGATATATTTACTAAACTTACTGAAGAAGAAAGAGAAGAACTTGCTAATTTATATACAGCTTTACGAAATATTAAAGGTAAACGTAAACCAAAAGAAATTCGTCAAAAATTTAAACAAGAAGTTGAATTTAAAACTAATGATGTTGCTTTTAATAGTGAACTTACTTGGGCTTTAAGTAATTTAAAAGGTACTAAAGATTTTGATGTTTTTATTAGTATTTTCTGTCAATTAGATAGTAGTGGTGAAATTATATTAGATGATAATGGTAATTATACTCCAAATAATGATATTTATGGTTATATAGAACCAAAAAATGATAAATATATTAATAAAAAGAAAACTGCTGCAAGAGAACTTATAGAAAATAATATTGATTTTGTTCCTAATGAATATTATTATGCTGCTATGAATGAAGCAAGTAATAATGGTAATTTTAAAGAATGGTTTGATGCTAATCACGTTTATAATCCTTATAAACATAAATTTGAACCTCTTCGAGTTTGGACTGATATGAAAGTTAATCCAGAAGGTTCTCTTAAAGGTACTTATAGTTATGTTCCTACTAATGAAAATGCTGAAAAACAAGTTAAAGATGAATATGTAAATAAAAAATATAAAAAATATAGTAATAATTATAATCGTGATAATGGACATTATAATAATTATGTTACTTTAAGTCCTAAAGAAAAAGAAATGCAAAGTTTACTTCAAGAAACTATGGATTTCTTTGCTGAACATAATAAACATAATACATTTGTTGATCAAGGTTATATTCCTCGTAGACGTAAAGTTGTTACTGATACAAAATGGGCTGTTAATCAATTATTAGGGGTTACTGGTTTAGAATTTAGAAATGATAGTGAAGATAGATGGAATGCTAAAGTTGATTATGCTAATGATTATGAAGTAAAAAATGACATGCTTAAACTTCTAAAAGGTAAAGGTTATCAAGAATTAGAAGAAATCCGTCCTAAAGGAATTGGAGAAACAGATGAAAGTTATCGCAAATATCTTCAAGATACTAAAAAGAAAAATGAAGAAATTAAAAAGAGTAATCTTGAAATAGATAAACAATTATTTGATAAAGATTATCGTAATGTATTTGCAGAAGCTATTTCTAATCAAGTTGTTATAAATGCTCGTAATAAAGCTAAAAATTGGTTATATTTACTTCAAGAAGATTTGAAAAATACTGAAGCTGTCAAAATTAGTAAATTTACTGGTAGACCTGTTATTAATAAACGTACAAGTGTTGATATTCAAGATAGTTATCATACAATTAGTCAAGATAATACTTTAAAACAAGTTTATGGTTTTACTCATCGTCTTATTTTTGAGCAATTTAAAGAAAAGTCTAAATTAAATAAATATGCAGATTTAGCTCGTAATATTACTTCTGCTAAATATATGATTTTTAACGTTACTGGAGGTATAGCTAATATTGGTACTGGTTTTGCAAATATCATGGGTGAAGCATTTGCTGGAGATAATCTTAGTAAAAATGATATTAGAGAAGCTATTGGAATGTATATGAATAATTCTTTACGAATGATTGCTGATATGTATAAAGATAAAAGTGATAATTTTGCTGTTGCTCTTACTAAATATTTTAAAGTTGTTGATTTTGATGCAATGACAGAAAGAGTTCGTGGAGAAACTGCCGGAGAATATGCTCGTAGAATGCGTAATTTAATGTATAGTTTACAATCTGGTGGTGAACATTTTATGCAAAATACTGTTTTATTTGCTATTCTTAAATCTAATAAAATATTTGATGATGTAGACGGTGTTAAACGTTGTGGTAGTTTTTCTGAATATGTTTGGAAATTAGAATACAATGCTATGGTTTCTGTTATTTCTAAAGATAAAGATTTACTTGAAGAATTAAAAGAATTTAAACGTATTATTAGACAAGATAAAACTGAACAATTTAAATATGATACATTTAAACATAATATTATAGAAGATTTCCTTAGAGCACATGCGAGTAAAGAAATAATTCAAGAATATATTCATGCTAAAAACCAAGCTATTAAAAAAGCTAAAGAAGAATGGAAAACTAAACCTACTATTATCGATTTACTTGAATTAAAGAATGGAGAAATTGTTCCAAAAGCTGGAGCGGAAATTACTCCAGATATGATTAATGATATAAAAAATAAAACTATTAATCTAAACAAGAAAATTCATGGTGTTTATGATAAACTTGGTGCTGCTCTTATTGAATTTACTTGGTGGGGTAGTTTAGTTATGCAATATCATAAACATTTATATCCTGGTGTTATGAAACGTTTTCGTCGTCGTGGATATTATAATGAGCAAACTAATACTATAGAAGTAGGTTCTTATGTTGCTCTTGTTGATTTTCTTGGTAAAGAATTTAGAAATGTTGTTAGCGACGCTAAAAAACAAGGAGATGGATATGTTGGCATAGCTATTGCTTCTGTTCAAAACACTTTTAAAGCTGTAATAAATACTATAACTAATATTAAAACTAATTGGAATTTAATGTCTCCGTGGGAACGTAACGCTGTTAAACGTTGTCTTGGTGATTTATATGGTATTCTTAGTGCTTTATTATTAGGAATTACTATATATGCTATGACAGATGACGATGATGAAAAAGAAAGTAATGTTATTGCTACAGGATTATATCTTGCAGATAGACTTCTTTCTGAATCTCAAATGTATACTCCGTGGGGACTTTATTCAGAAGGTAAAACTCTTTGGTCAAGTCCTATTGCAGCATATAATGGTCCAAGTGATTTAATTAAGATTATGGATTATAGTGCTCGTTGGCTATTTGATGAAGATTTTGATCCTGTTTATAGTACTGGTATTTATGAAGGTAAAAATAAAGTTGGTGTGCTTATTAAACGTAATATTCCTATTTATAGAGTTATTGAAAGACTTAATAATATGACTAAAAATAATAGTTATTATAGAATTAATGAGAAAGCATTGAATATGAAAATTAGTAAATATATTGCTGACCAAATTAATCCTGATTAAATAAATATTATTACTATTGTTTATATAGCTGGAGTTTATTCTCCAGCTATTTTTATGTTTGCACATGACCAAGAGTATATTGCATATAATAGTGCGTATAGTAGCTATATATTATTAATAAAGGAATATTTGTAAATCATTGATTATCAAACAGTTAGAAATGTTAAATGTCCGCTATATAGTACATTTAACACTTTTTTTAACATGAAATGTCCGCTATATGTAACATTTTTATTATATTTATCTATATACAAATATAATAATTATTGAATATATGCCTCAATATACATTTGAAACTAAAGCTGTTCAAAAAGCTAAAGAACTAATAGCTGCTAAGAGTTGTAGAAAGTTAGAAAATATTATTGCTACTCCATTTACTATTGACCCTGAATATGTTGATAAACATATTACTATTAAATTTGAAAACAATGTTAAGGAAAAAGAATTTACATCTACCGCTAAACAAGTTAAACTTGGTAATTATTGTATTTGTATGCAATCTATTGGAGATATGTTTCCTTATTGGCTAAATAAATCTTCATATGCCGGTTTTATTATAGGATATATACTTAAACATATTCAATTATACGGTAACTTTGTTGAAATACCAGAAAAAGAATTTGTAGCTTGGGGTGGTTGTCATAGACAAAGATTTTATGAAGCACTTAATGCTTTACTTCGTCCAGCTGTACCTTATCCTTGTGCAGGTGATAATCTTGCTCTTCTTGCTGCTACAACTAAAAAGTCTATATATGTTGTTAATCATAACTTTATCTTTAGAGGAAATTATGATGAATTTGTAACTCTTTATGAACTTAAATTTCCTAATGGTTGTAAACTTGATTCTAAAGGTAGAGTTATTATTGAACGTTAATCAGTAGTTGAATGTGTTAAAAAATAAGCCCGTAACAAACTAATGTCTGTTACGGGCTTTTCTATGGGTGCTAACTTGCGTTACAATAGCTATTTTTAGCTTAATTTCGTAATATATTTATGATTTGGTATAATTATATTACTCGGACTTCTTAGAGCTATTTTTAGCTTTAATTTTCGTTTTTGATGTAATATTATCGTCAATACGATCAACTATATCAGCAATATATGTAACTTTATCATTTATAGCATTAATATCTCCACGAGTAAATCTAATTTCATTAGTAATATTTATAAGACGATTTGTTGTACTTTCACCAAGTCTACCAGCTTTATTTATATAATCAAGTAAAGTATTATGTATAGTTCCAATAAGTTCAATACACGTATTATACATATCTTTATGATTTATATTAGCACAAATATATTCAACATCTTTAGAAATATCATTAAGTAAATCGTCAGTATAACTTTGACCTTTAATAACTTGCTCTTTATAAGCAACAATTTGAGCTTTAAGATCTTCAATAGACACTATCAAGTATCTAAGTAACAATATTAATATAATTAATATTGTCGAAATTAATATAATTAAAAATACGTTCATAATTAATCGGATTATAGCCATGATTGGTTGCAACTTCTCTACGGGGAATCGCGAGGAGCGAAGCGACGAGCATCAACATCAAAATTTGCAAAATTAACAATTTGATTTTTATAAGCAATACCCACTCCGCTACGCTCCGTGGAATCCCCCGTAGAGAAATCATCACCATTTATAGCTCATTATTTGTTTGTTATTGTTTATTACTCTTAGTTTTAGCAATATTTTGCTTACTATTGATTTTATTTATAATAACAGCGTCATTAATTTCATTAACTCTACTTTTAACAGAAGCAATATCTCTACGAGCAGCATTTATCTGTTTAATAGTATTATTTAAATCTTGTTTAATAAGACCAAACTTACCAAGAAGTTCATAAACAGATTTAATTCCATTAATAAGTTTAATAACCGGTTGTTTAAGTTTAACGTAAAGATATATTATAATAGCTATTGCAGATAGTATTACAATACAATAAAAAACATCAAACGCAATCATGATTATTTAATTATTAAATTTTTGTTATTTACCTGTACTACCAAATCCACCAGCTCCACGTTCAGTTTCACCAAGTTCTTCAATAGTTTCTACTTCGTCCCAAATAATTTGTTCACGATGACGAACAAGAATTTGAGCAACTCTATCTCCAACGTTATATTCAATAACAGGAATAAATGGAGCGTCAATAGCTCTATGAACTATCATGAGTTCGCCAGTGTAACCTTCATCAAGAGTACCGGGACTATTTTGCATTATGGCCATAGTTTTAGTATTACTACTTCTTGGACGAATTTCCATTTCATAATCTTCAGGAAGTTTAAAATGAAGTCCTGTATGATAAACTACACGGTCATCTTTTTCTTCTATACTATGAACATAAACGTCCATACAAGCATCACCTTGTTTACTATAGGTAGGAAGTTTAACTGTTTCATCTTCACGATAAACTTTAACACCAACATGATCTAAAGTATCAAACATTTTAACTAAAGTATCATAAAGAGTTCCATCATCTGGAGTTGTTGCTGCATAATAAACAGCATCTGCTAAAACATAAGGTATTTTACTCATTTTAATTTTATTGTTAAAAGATTGTTACATATTTATTAATATATTGCTAGCAAGTTCTATCTTTTTAGCTTTACTGCCATAAAGAATAGAATCCATACGTTTAAGTCCGTTAGAATTATCTATATTAGAATAATAACCAGTAACAGCATTATAAGCACCCCATTTAGTATTAATTATTTCTTTTTGTCCAATACCACTATAATAGTAATTATTCATTTCTGCAACAACGTTAACTTTTTTCATACTAATTTCAGCGTCATTTATTGCAGAAAAATCTCTCATAATAACTTGTTGAATATTATGTCCAGTTTGATAAATTCTACTATATTCATCATCAGTAAAAACTACTTTACCAAAGAAACTTTGTACTTCTTCATCTTTTATAGTACTTTTATACATATGATTATATACTTCATTAAGAAAATTAATCTTAGATTTAGTAATACCCAATATTTCATCAGCAATATCTATATTATCATGAACAGATTTAGTATGTCTAAAACTAACATAACTTTCAGCATTTCTAATCGCAGCATTAAGAGTATTTTCACACACAACTCTTATAGGTGTTAGTAATATTTTAACTCCAGTAGAACCATCATGGGAAGTAGTAAATACAAGATAATTATCTACAACATCATCTTTAACAAAAATATTATTAGGTAATTTAGCACTAACAAATATTCTTTGACCATAACCAAAAGCACCAGCTGTTTGCCAAATAGCTTTATTTTTACTAATGGCTTTATCAAAGAATTTAAAGGCATCAATATTTTGAACAGTTGTATATCTACCTTTAACTATTCCTAATGGAATATTTTTATCAGTACGATAAATACCATAAGTATTATCTATAGGAGCGTAATCTACACCATCTTCGTTAAAACTATCTTGAATCGGACATTCAACATTCCCATTAGATAACATAGCAGCATAAATATAACATTTATCAACACTCCAATCTAAACCAGCTTTTTTAATAACTTCTTCAGAAGTGGTGCAGTCTTCAACATTTACTGCACCTTTAGTTCTAAATGGAACACCTTTAACAATATATCTACTCATTACGCTAACATTTTTGCATATTTACGAATATCATATTTTCTATCATGAACAGTTTTATCAAACTTAAAATAAACTTCATAGAAATCTTTTAAAACTTTAAGTTTAGGTTCACGATGATCAACAGTTATAATTCTATCGCCATTATCTAAAATAAGAGAACAAGGAATATTAACAATACTTTGAATAGTATAATTATGTTTATCCACAACCTCTTTTCTTATTTCACATATAGCAATATATTCTCCTGTAACAACTCCTCCTTTATTAATAAAAATAACAGGGTTATAATAAATATCTGGCTCATTTTCAAAAACTTTAGCACCAAGATTATGATCATATATATTATAAATCTTAGCTTTATAAGCATTATTATTTATTATTTTATTATCTTCAGTATTTTTTAAAATAAAAGTATAACGAATATTATTTCTATAATTAAAACTACCTATTTGTTCAAATTCATTATCTTTTAGAGTTAAAGGAGATAATAAGCCAGTAGTATAAAGTTTATTAATAGTATCTATTATATCTTTCATTTCATCATCAGACTCTGGCTTTATTTCATCTATAGCTTTACAAATATTAAGAATATTATCAAAATATTCTTTTTTATAATGAAAAGTAGGATTATTTTTATTTATTTCATTTAATATTATATTAGCTTCTCGTTTAAGTACATAAGAAAAACCAGTTTCATTATCATTAATTTTATATAATTTTCCTAACATATTATTTAAATTGAATAGATTGATTATTTACTATTATACCAACTGTAGGTTGATCTTGTTCTAAAGTTTGACAAATATTAATAACACGTTTCATTTCGTCTTTAGAAGTAGCATTAATAACTTCAGTTCTAAATACTTCTTTACCTAAATGTTGAAGAATATCTGGATTATTTTTTAATAATTCTTCAATAGTATCAGTATAAGAAATATTAATTTTAATATGTTTTAAATCAGATATATTAAAAGGAGAAAAATCTTCTCCAAATTCAGCTATACATTGAGCATTAATGCTATCTAATATACCAACTAAATCAACATCTTCTCCTGTATAAAGAATATCTTGTTGAACAAGTTCTTGAATTAAATCTCTAAATTTATAAATTAAAATATTAATTCGAGCTTCATTTATTTCGACACTTTGAGTATTCTTAGTAAATATTCTAACGTTAGGAAGTTCAATAAATTTATTATTTTTACCTGTTTCTCCAAAATTAATAACTGCTTCAAGCATTGCTTTTTTAAGACGTTCAATACGATTTTTATAAACATTTTGTCTATCATTAAATCGTTTCTTTTCATCTTTAAGAGCTTGTTCATCAACTTGCCAAACTTTAATAGCCTTAACATAATTAGTGAGTTTCTCTTTTAATTCTTCTTGTTTGATTTGAAGAGCGTCATACTGTTCATCAGTAATTTCACCTTCAGCAACTTCTACATCATTAAATATGCGAAGAATATCATTAGATATTTCATATAAACTTGCCATAATTCTTTAATGTTTATTATTTTTAAGTTCTGCATACGCTTTACTATTTTTAAGTTCTGCATACGCTTTACTATCAAGTTTAGGAGTAACATCTTCAAGACGAATACCTTTTAAACAAGAAACTTGTTCCCATTTAATATTATAATCACAACTAAGTAATAATAATTCAGTAGAATTAGCAGAAACAGCCATAATCCAATTATCAGGAGAAATCTCTACTTCAACACAAGGGATTATTCGTTTTGGTTTAGGCATATAACCTTTATCTATTTCATGATTCCAAATATTACATATACCAAAGTAACGACCTGTAAGAACATTATCTTTATGTTCAAACAATCCACCATTCCAAGTAATACCTTTATCATTCTTTTCCCAAGTTTTAGTATCAAAACGATAAGTACCAACAGGTTTTTTACTAAAAGCATCTATATCATGAATAGAACCATCAGGGTCTTTAAATATAGAACTTTTACGTTTATTCTGACAAGTACCTTTAGAATCAATTAGTTGAAATTCATCGTCTTTAAGAGTAAGAGGAGAAATAATATCCCAACTACAAAGTTTTTCAACAAAATTAATTTCCCAAGGAGCAGAACTACCAGAATTACCATGAGAAGCAAAAACAGCAACAGCTTCAAGAACTTGTTGATATATCCAATCATTTGGACCACCTTCTCCTTTACCATATCCAGCAAGTTTAAGTTCTTTTATTGCATGCTGACAAATATTAGAATTAGCAATAATATCATTTAATGCACCTTTATTAATTAATTTTTTATTCATAATAATATAATTTTATAAATTAGAAACAATAGATATACTTTTAATATAATTATTATAATCTTTAACAGTAATATCGTTAATATGTTTATTTTTATATTCCATAGTTTAATTAAATTCGTAACCTAATCCTTCAAGTTCTTTTTTAATCATATTAGCAATTATTTGTGCATTAGGGTGAGCAGCTTTATCTGTTCTAAGTTTTATAATATGTTTCCATTCATTAATAGAATAAGTATATATACATTTTGTAGCAGTATCAATAGGAAGTTTTCCTCTGGCATCTTGACGATTAATTTTATATTTATCTACAAGCATATGATATTCTTCAAAATCTCTCTCACAACCTTTAAGATAAATATTCATTGCTTCATCTAAATCAACATTATTATCTTTATTAAACGCTTCTGCCTCTTCAGAACTTATCCAATGAGGACGACAAATATTACCATTTTCATAAACATATCTTGTAGATTGTTCAGCAATATTATTAGGACTAACACGATTAAGTTCTCTTGAAGTACTAATTTGAGTAATAATACAAAAAGTATATCTCATCATATTATAACCTATTTCATTATTAAAGAAAGTATCTTCAGATACTCTATAATAATTAATATAAGTAAGAAGAACTTGAGCATGAGCATTTACTTCTTGTTGTTCTTTTAAATCTAAAATAAAATTACCATTAGTAACAATATATAGTTTATTATTATGAAAAGTCCAATCTATATAAGGATTATTATCATATCTTGTTAAAGCAATACTAAGTCTACTTGTAAATTCTCCTATAACATAAACACTTTCATGTCTAAACATACTCCAATGATGTTTTTTAAGCAAAGTATTAATAGTAACATCATCATTACCTGTTTCTTTACCATAACAAACTCTTGCACATTTAGCAACATGAGCTTTAACGTCATCACCTTGTTTCCAAAGTCCTACAGAAGGTTCAATTATTTTCATATTAACTTATTTAAAAAATCCTATTTGTTTTCCAACATTTTCTTCTACAAAACAATAAGGTACACCATTCTCTGTTTTAATAATAAATTCTGGTTTATCAACAAATAATTGAAAATCTTTACAAACTCCAACTATTTGTCCAGTTCGATAAGGATTATTTGGTTCACTTTTAGCTTCATCAATAGCAATACACATTACAGCTTCATCTTTATATTTTGAACAATCTTCACAAGCAGTTTTACTATATCCAATAGCTTTACCATGAACATTTTCTATTTCTTTAGCATATTTTTTACTAAGTACACTATTCATAAGTATTTGTTCATTCATAGGTTTACCACAAATAGGACAAATTTCATATACTAAAGCAAATCCTATTTTATTTTCTGACATATTTCTAAAACTTTATAAAATAATTGCATTAAATTTCCGTTATTATCAATCTCAAAGTCAACATCAAAATTAATACGTTCGCTATTATGTTCATCAAGATCTTGATTATCACGATTAATTTTAATCAATCCCCCGTAGAGGAGTTTATCATTATTACGAATAGCATTAGCTTCATTAGCAAATCTAACATCTGGTATGATACATAATGTTCTACTTATAGCAATATCTATAACTTTAGACATTGTAGAATTTATCCAAATATTATTATCTATATAATTACGACAAATATCAGTACCAAAATATTGCATAAGTGCTCTAAGTTTAATATAAAGATTTCGTTTTTTAGCAGCAGAATATTGTATTACATTATTTAAATTATTATCAATAATATTATCAACTATATAATGATTTTTATTTCTAATTACTTCACCAAAAGTAATAAACTTACGATTAAAATAATCCCAATATTCATTATCTTTTTTTACTCTATCATCAAAAGCAGAACGAGGAATACTAAAAATAATACTCATAGCATCTTTCATACTATCAGCAAAATGAATAATTCTATCTTTATGAGAAATATCTATACTTTTTCTTCGTATAACATAATCTGCATAATTAGAACGAGTAATACCTGTTACAAATATATAATTAATCATACTTGCAACAGTATCTTTACCAGAATTTTTATGACCAGCTATACCAATAATACACTCTTTCATATAAAAACATTTATTCTTTTAATAACGAACTTAATCCTATTTTTAGAGTATTAATAAGATTTGTAACAGAGTTTCGCATTTCAGTAACAGCAATTAATTCAAGATTATTTTTCCACATAGCTAAACTACCTTCAGGATTACTAATACTATTCCTAATAGCTTCAAGATGATAAATACTTTTAGCATACATTTCGGCTTTATCAATATTTTCATCAAGAGCTTCTATGCTTCTAATATAATCTGAAAAATCTTTATTATTCATATAAATAACTTTATTATCTTTAATACAAATATATAATATTTTTCTGAAATATATATTAATTATTTTGACTCAATATAAAGCCATTTTTAGCTATTTAGATATTACGTTGAACTATTTATCATTTAGCATAACATAATTCAATATAAAGCTAAAAACAGCTATTTATTGGCGTTTTATACGAGAAAGTAAGCCATAATAACAAAAAGTGGAAGCACTATAAATACTTCCACTATAATTAACACACTAAATAATAACAAAGACATCATAATCTCTTTCACTTTCAACATATTCTATTTCAATATTTCCTCGACGTTTAGTTTCTTGAATAACGTAATCTTTAATTTCTCCTCTTAGATTAATTTGACATCTGCCATAATTATCAACATGACAAATTCTACAATTATCATCAAATTTTCTATTACTAAGTAAAACATAATACTCTCTTGCAAAAGTATCTTTATTGTTTCTTGCAACTTCAATATAATAACGATAATTGCTTCCATTTACAGGAAAAAATAATAGTTTACGTTTTATATCATAAAACGGTCTTTTAGGACTTATAACAGGATTAAGTATCTCATAATTATAAATACTCATAAATTATTTGTCAATAATATAAGTTTGTTTAACATGAAAAGGTACTTGAGCTACACCACTTCTTTCTCCATATTCAACAAACATTTCTTTTCCAATAAAATATTCTTTATTATCTAAAACATATTTTTGATAACTAAAAGAACCTCCAAGATGAACTTCAAAAGTTTCATCATTTATATCATTACGTAGTAAAAATAAAGGAATATCTTTACGTTTAACACCTTCTGGATAAATATCAACAATAGTAAATTTACCATCAGTAGATTTCTTATATTTAATCATACTAAGATTACGTTTACCGTATTGATATTCAGCTTCAGGATTACGCATGATTAAACCTTCAAAACCTAAATCAATAAATTTATTTCTACGTTCATAAGCAACATCTTCATTACAAATATTATATTGAGGAATTACAACAAGTCTATTTGTATTATTAAGATGATCTTCTTTTGAAGTAAAAATATTATAATAATCTCCAATAGTAGTATAAAGATAATCTAATCTATTATATTGAGCAACATCATCAATAGCAATATCATAACACCAAAATTGAATAAGTTTATTTTCTTTACAAGTAGGATCTTTAACAAAATGATTAATTTCATTAACACTATGACCCGGAAGATATAATTCTCCATCAAGAATATAATGTTCTTCAATCATAGCATCAATTAGCTTCTTAGGAAACACATCTAAAAGATAACTTTCAAGAACATGTAAACTATTCCAATAAGTACCTTCTCTACTTTGAAATTTAAGTCTTACAGAACCAAATAAATCATTATCATTACGATACGCGCTAATAAAACAACGAAGACCATTAATTTTATATTGCCCAATATATCTACTAACTTTTTTAAAAAGTTTATTATTAGTATTATCATAAACTTTAGCAAGCATAGGCAAAAGAGTACCGTCAGCAGTAGTACGATGAATAGGGAGATATTTATCAAGATATGATAATAGTTCTCCCTCTACGGGGAGTTGAACATTATCCTTTATATCCCATAGATTTTTATATCCAACTTTTAATTTAGCATTAATACGAGAAGTAATTTCTTCTCTTGGTTCTCTATTAATATAAATAATATCTTTAGTAATAGTTTTACTTATAATACCATGAAAAACTTCAATAGAATTATAATCTAAAGGACGAGCATACCAAACACAAGGTTGTCCAAAATTATTACGTCTATAAAGACCTTTATTATAATCAAATGGTAACATAAATAACTTATTTTTCTTTTTTAAAACTAAAAGTCATAGAACTAATAGGAACTCCAACTTCTTTTTTCTTTTTAATTTTCTTTTTCTTAGGAGTATTTAATTCTTCAAGTAAATTAGGATTATTAGAATTAATTTTTTCTAATGTTCTAAGATTTTCATAAATATAAGTTTCTTTTCCTGTAAAAATATTTTTAGTAGTATATTTAATAAATTTATTTTCAGGAAGTTTATTTTTAATTTTAGGATATAGTTTAACAGGAGATTGAACAAAAGTATTCATAACTTCAAATAAAATATTATCTATATGACAATTAATAAGTTTATCAAAATATTGATTATAAATAAATTGATTAGCTATTTTAATAAGATAATAATAATACTCGTTAATAAACATTTGATAAACAGGATAAGTAGTCATAATAACTCTTTTTCCTTCATAAACTCTTTTACAATTAAGATTAGTTAATATTTTATCAAGGATATTACAAATATCATTGTCTGTATTAAATTCTTTTGTTCTTTTCCAATCATTATATTCAATATTAGGATATTCTATTTTAATAATAATATTAATCTCTTCATTAGTATTAGGATTAAGTTCTTTCTTCTTTACTATCATAATATTCAATATTACAATCTTTATCAAAATCGTATAATTTAACAATTACATGATTTTTCATAAAACAACCAAGACCATTAAAATTTTTAATTTTATCATCAAAAACTTCTTTAGCATTATCTATATTATCAGTACAATAATAAAATTTAGTAATTTCATCAATAATAATTTCTACAACATAATTATATAACAGAACGTCGAACATTAGCTAATTTCTTTTTATCAATTTTATAAATAATAATACGTTCAGGTTTACCAATTAAACAATGATTAAATTGAAGCCATTTAATATTATTAGTAGTTTGATACCACTTAACCTTATTTTCTTTTAAAACAATAGTTCCTTTATCATAATTAAAACCATAATAAACAAAGCTATTATCGTTATCTAATAAATGAAAACGATTAAGTATATTGCAATCTTCTTCACTATTGAAGTTAATTTCACCATAGACATATATATCTTTTCCGTCAATAATTTGTCCATCTTCTTTAGTATGACGTATAGAACCAAAATATTGTTTAGATTTATCAATACGAGCTTCTTGTTCTTCAGTAATAGCCTCCATAACAACAATTCTATTACCTTTACTCGAATCAGTAAGGCATAGTCTCGTCATATTGAAGATTCCCAGAATCTTTATTTCTTTGTCTTTTATCATAATTATAAATATATTTAATTCCTTTTTTAATAATAGATTTAAGTTGTTTAAGTGAATTATTAGAAACTAATTCTGCAAAATCTTTACTTTTATATCTTTTAGGAATAATAATAGGAATAATATTAAAATTTTCATATAACCAATTAGATTCATTTATTCCTGTAACATCATTATCCATAAGAGAACAAAGTTTACCTTTATTATATTTAAGTTTACTTTTTAACCAATCATATTCATTCTGACGAAGTTTATAAGTTTCGTGAGGAATATTAATAACTCCAATTTTATCTATATTCAACTCCCCGTAGAGAAGAGACAATCTCATCAACGTTGCTCCTATACTAACTCTATCTTTAGTAGATTTAGTAATTACAATAATATCATAATTACTATAATTAAGATTATAAATACCTTCTAAATGATTACAATTAGTTATAAATCTTGTATAACTTTTATCTCGTTTAGGAAAATATAATTTAATATTATTAATACCATTTCTATCTTTTCCTAATAAATATCCATAACAAGGATCATTAGTATTATAATAATACTTTGGTTCAGGATTAACATTTCTATTAATATAATATTGTTCTACAGGGTAAATAAAATTAATATTTAAAAATTGTAATGGAACACCAAATTTATCCCAATATTCTTTATCATTATTATTCCATTCTCTAACAACTAATTCAATATTAGGTTTTTTATGTTTTATATTAATAATAGCTGTATTTATTTCATTAACAAGATTAATATCTTTTTCTTGTCCATAAAATATATCTTTAAACGTAAAAGTAATATGACGAAGAACTTTTATAAAATCTTCTTTATTACGAATATTATATTCTCTATTATAAATATTGCTCATAATATAAGCAACAACATCAAAAGCGTCACCCCAAAAGAAACCACTAAAATCTCTAAATTTTAGTTTTCCTTTATTATCATATTTAAAACCACAAGTAGGGTGAATATCTTCTCTTATAGGAGAACATATTAATTCGCCAGTATCAATACAATGTTGAATAATATTATTAGATAAATTAAGATAAGTACTAAAAATACTAATTTGAGAAATTTTATCTAAAATAGTTTGTTTTGTTAATTTACTCGAATTTATATTTCTCACTATAACATTATTAAAAAAATAACTCCAACTATATAATTAAATACAGTTGGAGTTATAATTAAGAAAATAATAAATTAATATTAGAAAGGCATGTCATCTATGGTCTGAGTAGAAATATCTGTACCCATAGGATTCATAGTTTGGTCTATAGCAATCCCACCCATCATAGGAGCCATTCCTCCAACAGCAGGCATATTAGGAGTTTTTGGCTTTTCAACATTCATAATAAGAATAGTTTCTTTAACCAAATCTATTTTAATAGAAGGAATAGCATTTTGTTGATAAATCTCAATACAACCTTCTCCAACAAATTGAGGAAGACTTAAATCTCCATTATTAATAGGAGTCCAAGATTTTCTACTCTTAACATAACGAAGAAGTTTAAGCCAAACAGGAATAAATTTATTATTTTTATCATGATAAACGGGTTTACCATCTTTACCACGATTCATAATATTTTCAAAGTTTTCAAATAAAACTTTCCAAGCATTAATAACAATTTCTGTATCTACAGAAACATATTCACCTTGTTCATCAAAATCTTCAAACGTCAAAGATAAAGCAGTAGCTTCTTCGTCTGTCAATTCACGACCTTTAAGATAATAAACATTTAAAACATGTTTAAGCCAATCAAAAACAGAATTAACTTTCCATTCTTCTTTACCGCCCGGAATAGTATTTACATTAGATTCAACGGCAGTAAATGTTTTAGAAACATAATGACGTTTATTTGGATCTTCTTCATTAGAAGCAAAAGTCAAAGTAAGTTTAGGAATTTCAAAACCATTAAAAGAAGGCATTCCTGTTTTATCTTCTCCGATAGTTATAGTACTATATTTAACTTCTTCGAGATGACCTAAAAATAAACCATTAGGTTTAGCTTGATCATTGCCAAACTTAAGACGTGCTGTTCCACGAGCAGAACCTAAACCACGACGAGATACTTTTTTAACTTCTTCAATAGGAGTTTCTTGATTAACTGTTTCTTTTGACATAAAAATTCGTTTTTAAAATTAAGCTTAATTTATACTAATATGCCCGATAACATACTTATTAAAAATATATTATCGGGCAATATTAAAAAATCTATTATGACAAACAATAAATTACTCTTCTACTTCAGATTCACCTTCTTCTTTTGAACCAACACGAGCAGGAGCTTTATCAACAAATTCCTTAAGCAGATAAGCCTTAACAGTAATAACTTCATGACCATTATCTACAGGAATATCTTGAATTTCGTCCAAATCAATAGTGTAAACACGATTCATTTTAGTAGCTTCATCACCCATATCAGCTTTAAGCTGTTTCCAAACATTAGCGTCAGTAAATGTAAGAGAAGTACCAGTACCAGTCAATCCAGCAGGATTAGCAGTTTTAGAACCTTTATATTTAGGCAATTCACGAGGTTTAACAAAAGAAGAAAGAATATCCATTTGTTCTTCTTTAGTAACACCCTTACGACTCAAAGCGTCTTTAATTTCTTCCGGAGCATTTTCAAGAGCAGAAGCTAACATTTCTTCAAAATGTTGGGAAACAAAACGAAGTTTATCATGTTTAGTAAGACGTTCAGTAGTCGTTTTAGCATTACCTTTGCTATCATATACTACAAAACCTTTGGCAAGAGCCCACATATCAAATTCTTTATGAATAGCAATAACAGATTCAGGAGAACCAACTTCCAAACCATTAGCTTCACAGAAAGAAGTATAGGCTTCAGCTTTAGTATCAATAGCCGCATTAATTTCATCTATATTATGCAAGAAAGTAACATAATCTCCAGAAGATAAACCAAGTGCACGACTTACAGGAGGAGTCATACGGAAATTACCTTCAGTAGAAACAGCAATAAGTTGCGGTTCAACAGCTACATTTCTTTGACCAGCGTTAACAGCAGAAAATCCAAAGCTCATACCATTTACAGTTTTCATAACTTTAAGTTTTTAAAAAGTTTAATAAATTTGTTATTTAAAAATGTTTTGAAGATTAATAATTTCTTTTCTTATAACAATTTCTAAATCTTCAATCAAAATTGTTATATTTTATTCAGATACAATATAACTAAAATCTTATATTTCAATAATATCTGAATCAGTAATATCAATATTATTAATTTGCTTTAACTCAGTTGTTTCCATAACACCCATAAGAAAATCAGAAGCTATATCACGAGCAGCATATACAAAAGCTCTATGACCAACCATAACTTTCGGATATTTTTTATAAGTATCTTTTTCAAAACAACCAGCAGTACAAGCATCAAGATAAGAAAAACGACCAATACTTCGTGTTTCAACAACTTTACCAAATATTTCTCTATATCTAATAATTTCGTATTCGGTAACGTAATCAATAGGTTGATTAGCAATACGAATTACAGGAATTTTACCAGATTGAGAAATAGCAGCAATTTGTTGTTTATTAATAGCAATACCAAATTGTTTAGAATTTAAATTATAATCTTTATAAATATTACCATTTAAATCTTGATAATAACGAGTAGGATATAAATAAATATGTTCTCTATCAGTATCTTTCTCGCTTAATTCATCAGCTTCTTTCTTATCTTTACAACGAATAGCATAATCAGGAAGTTTATCGTCAGTATAAGCATTAATGCCATCTGTATATTCATACAGAGGTTGATAGTCTTTAACACATCTCCAAAAACAACCTGCCTTTGACAATAGTGCTTTAATAATATGAATATCAATACCTGTTTTACCGTTAATAACGTGAATATGTTCAAGACAAGAACTAAAAGGAAGTTTTAAATCTTGTGCTCGCATTAGTATTGCAAGTCCTTCATTAACACTTTTAATTCCTCCTTTTTCACTTCTTGAAATTTTAGTAAGAAAATTCTCAGCAGCAATTAATTGTTTTTCATCAAACAAATTAATAGCATTAATAGTGTCTTTATTAACTTCTATAACTTCACGTTTAGCAACAGGTACTTTATCACTGACTTTTTGTAATTGAGCAGGAGATTCATTCTCAACTACATTAGTTTCTTTTTCATCGTTTGCCATAATGTCAATGAGCACTTGTTTGTTTAACTACATTACAATAATAACACATTTTTCTATAACTACAAAATAATATCGCCCGAAATTTCATCTATCATTAAATTATTCTCTGTATCATTTATTACCATAATAGTATTATTCATCTTCTCCTTTAATAGCTTTTCTTCTTCGATAGTACTATTACAATATACTCTATATGTTTTAGTAATATTATCCCCAAATTTAACATTACTAAAACGAGTTTTAAGTTCAACAATATTATCACATAACGGAGAAGTAAATATAACCATGTCACAAGCTATTTTTAGCTCTACATTGGACGATTGTTTGATAGATAATATACTAATATTCCCATTGTTAAATCGCTTCTCATTAAGCGTCGATTGGGCTTGCGATTTGAGCATTCTAAATTGTCCTTTATTAACGCCAGACTTAACATAAATAGGATTACCTTCATCATCAGTAGCAATACAATCAGCAATACAATCATGATAATCACCACAAATTTTATAAACAATACCATCAGCAGACAGATTTTGATTATTATCATTTAAAAATTTAGTGATTTGCGCAGCAAATTCTCCACGCTTAGACACAATTAGTATTTTCTTATCTTTATTAGCATTACAAATATCATTAATAACACTTAGTTTATCAACATTATCAGTACATAAATCTCTTCTTAACTTAGCAATACTATAAAAATTTCGAGCTTTTTCTTCTAAAATATTAGGATTATAAATATCATCAATTTGCTTATAAAAAGCAATATTAGTATCTAAATCATGTCTCCAACCATTTTGCTTAGCAATATTATTACGAAATTCAGTAGCACTTATATTTAAAACTTCATCTCCATATTTACATTTTTCAATAGTTTTTAAATCTCCAAAAATAGAAACACAATCATTTATATAATTAGTATATTTATCATAAATACTTCTATCAGTATCAGACATATCTACTCCAATCCTGTGTTCCTCTACGGGGGAATGAATATAGTCATTCCTTATTTTATTAGAAATATTATCTACATCAATATTAGGAAGTATTTCACGAGTACGAGTAATAAAATCATTATCCATAATATTCTCTGTAAGAATACTAATCATAAATTTACTATTATAATATAAATGATTAAGTAACATATATTTATCATTTATGCCAACAGTAATAATTAGTTTATAAGAATAATGATATTTAGGATTAACATAATCAGCACTTAAAATTCTAATATTATAACCATCTTCCATGGTCATATTATTAGCTTTAAAACAATCAACTAATTTCTTTCTTGTTTCATACTTATCTACAACGATAAAAATAGCGTCATCTTTATTTTTACTATGAAACTTTAATATAATATTAAATACTATATCGGGAATAATTTCCTTAGTAAAACAATAAAAACTTGCACGACCTTTAAGACGCTGAAAACCATCAAGAACTTGTTGAATAACTTTTTCTTTAATCTTCATTATCGTCAAATAAAGAATTATACATACCAGAATGTTTTTTAATCAACATTTTACCAGATTTAAGTTTAGCTTTAACATCACCTTTTTGTTTAGTACTAATACCTAATTTAATAGGATCAATAATTTTTAATGCTTCTTTAAAATAATAATTATAATTAATATTACGATATTCAATACGTTTATCGTCTAAAGAATTTAATACAGTTACTTTATAACCAACACAAAGATTACTTTTTATAAGAGTATTATTGTTGACTTTCTTTACACTACCACCTTGATTAGATACATAAAATCTAACATTTCTTTGAAGTTCTGTACAAGTTACTCCATCATCAAATTCAACATGAAATTGACGTCCAACATTCTGAGACTTACAAAAATCAAGAATATTAGTACATTCATATAATGTTTCTAATACAGGTTTATTATAAAGAAAATAATTAACAACAGCTTGTGCTACAATAGGCATATCATAACCTTTACTTAAATCAATAGCATACATTTTAGGATGTAGAGCACCTTTATATGTAGTTTTAGAATTAAGTTCTTCAACAATATAATTATTGCTTGTTTGTTAATCTCTATTTTCATAGAGTATCGGACTATATCTTCAAAACATTTATCATAATACGTTCTACTTTATATCCTTTACAATAAACAACTTTTGCAACTTTTCTAATAATATCTTTATTATTTTTATTAAGAATTTTATCTTCTTTAGCAAAATATCCTATAACAGATTTAAGACCTATATCAACAAGTTCTTTATAGTAAATATGTTCTTTTATTAAAACATTTTCTTTATAAATATTATAAACATATTGAGTTAAAATATCACTAAAAAATTTACTTTGTTGATTTTTTCTATTAGCATTATTTTTCCAATATTCTTTCATAATATTAGAATGATTACTTCTAATACCATTATTCCATTGTTGCTTTAATTGTTTACTTTTAAGAATACGAGTAGAATTATTACAAATATATTTACCATTTATATCTAATCTTAAATTATATCCTATATTAGGATTTATAGAATTATATTGAATAATATATTTACTTTCATTATTTTTTAATTCTATATTAGAAATATTTTTATTATATTCTTCAATAATATCTACAATAAAAGAATTAATACCATAAGAAATAATATCTTGGAGAAATTTTCTATTATAATGTTTAAGAGGATTATCTTTATAAACATCATTTCTATAATGATTTATTCTTTTATTAAGGTTTGTAGTAGCACCAATTAATATAAGATTAGTTATAGTATTTGTAATTTTATAAACACAACAAACATGTGGTATTTCATCTGTAAATTTCATAACAATAATATTTAGTTAATTAATAATTACATAAATATACAACATATTTATTGAAAATACATAATTATGATATAATTATTTTGCCTTGCGCTTCGATATTTAATAACAATATCTACTCTACTAAGTTCAACATTGGTAATATGTTGCTTTTCGATAGTCTCTGAACCTTCATCTTTATTAAGATGCTTGGCTGCTGATTGGCATATATTTCTACTTAGCGTTCCAGCAATTCACAAGGTTAAGACACCAATAATTTCAATGTCTCTATTAATATAACATTTATATTCTTCAGCGTCAGCATCTAATTTAGTGAGTTGTTTCCAATTATTAGAAATATATTCAAATTTATCTTTATCTTTCTTATAAAGTTTAACAACTATACCATCAGTATTAGCACTTATAACTTCTATACCAGCTAATTCAAGTTCTTCACACAACATTAAAATCATTAATTGTCCATTTATGGTAACTTTAAGAACAGCAAGTCTATCATAAAGACTACCAGATTCAAAACCTAATTTACCATATATAGAATTAATAACAATCTTTAATGCTTGTGCAAGAATATCTTTTGGAATACCGTCAATAAGATCTTCTTCACTATGTTTAGCAGCAATACGGGTATCTTTAAGCCAACTAACAAGTTTTGTAAAAACACCTTCGTTTAAATGTGCAGGAGCAATATGATACACAGACATAATACTGGGATAAAATGAAGAAATATCAAAATGTATATAAATATAACTATCATCAGTTATAATATCCCATATAGATGGAGCATCTTTATCTTTACAATCACCTTCTTTACAATCAGATAATGTTAAATTCCCCGTAGAGGGGGAATCAATATAAACCAGCTTACTCTTTAATTCTCTTGGAATATCTTGACTATGAAGTCCACCTGTTGCAATACTATAAACAAGTTTATTAATAGTTATTTCAAACCAGCCAGTATCATTATTAGTTTTAAGATATTTAAATTCAGGATATTTATTAGATACTTCTTTAAGAGCTTTTTTGCTTGTTGAATAAACAACAACTTTTTTCATTTCTTCAAGAAGTTCTTGACATTCTTTAGTTTTAAATTTAATAAAAGGAAAAATAACTCTTTTAAAAGCCATAGCAGTACGTTCAGTTTTATTGCCTTGCCATTGATTTGGAGTTAAACCACTAAACTCGCTATAAAACTTTGTAAAAAGTTTATCAGCAATATTACTTCGAGAACTACTTAAAACATCAACTCCATAAGCAGAAGATATACTATAACGTAAACGAATTTCATCTATATAAAGTCTTATCATTTCACATAGAATAAAAGAATCGTTCATATTATAATACATAGTAGGTTCAATCCATTCATCGATAATATATCTATCCCACTTTTCAACTAACTTATTAAGATTTTCAACATTTATGCCTTTAAGAGTATTATCTTTTTCATAAAAATGTTTATCTTTATCAGATATAGGAGGAAGTTCATATTCAAGTAGTTCATACCATTGAAGATTAATACTTGTTTGTTTAAGACTTTTAGGAAAATAAACAGTTTTTCCATTTTTATCAACTCCTTTGCCAACTTTATTAAGAGCAAATACAGTCATTAAATCAACATCTGTATAAGGAAGTTTATACTTACTTAAAGTACCAAGTAAATAATCATGTTTAAATATTTCATAATCATTTTGAGAAGAAATAATCTTTTTTGAAGTTTCATATAATTTAGTAATAAGTTCTTTAGTATTATCTGTTTGATTAGAAAACATAAGAAAAGCAGCAACCATTAATCTATCGTATTTAGAACTATTAAAACCGAACATATCAGTACGAACAGGAACTTGTTTTTCAACATCATTCTCTTTTTGTATTTCATAATGTGGTCTAAGTCCGTTAATAAATCCAAGCATAGTTAATAGTTGAGAATCATCTTTATCAGTAATATAAAAGCTATATTTAACTACTGAACTAAGTTTTTCTTTAATTTCTTTTACAGTATATTTTTGAACTAATGGAATAGGAACTTTTTTCTTATCATTTTCATCATAACAATCTTTAAATACTTTAAGATAATCATTAACTTCAATTATACTTATACTAAAAAAGTTTTTTAAAACTTCAACATCATAAGTATAACTACGTATCATATATAGCCTCTTTAAATTGTCTTACAAAAATATCTTTAAGATTTTGATTATCGTAATATATAACAGCAGGACTAATAACAGTTTTAACAATATATTTTCCTCTATTATAATTATATAAACCAAAATCATATAATTGTTTATCAAAAATAATTAATTTATTAGGTTTTATACGACTAAATTCATAATATAAATTACAAATACAATTTTTAATAGCTTCTTTTTCCAAATTAAAATCTGTTTTGTTAACACATTTAATAGCGCGAGTTACATAACAATCTTCAAGAAGTTCTTTATTTGTAATATCTTTATACGTATCTCGTACAATTTTTAATATAGTATTATAATTAATATCAGCTTTAATATCATAAGAAGGTAAAATAATCATAGTATTAGTAATTCTATTTCCTGTACCAAACACAATAGTATCATTTTCTTTACTATATAATTTTAAAGGACAATTAGAACAAATGTCTATTTTATTAATAAACAGCTGACTACTATAATGTTCAACACTTAATTTAATATTTTTAATTTTACGTCTAATTCCCATAACATAAAATTAATTCTTTTCTTGCACGAGAACATGCTACATATAGTCTACGAAGCAAATCATCTTGATTAGAATAAGGACGACCGTTTTTATCATAAACAATATCATTGACGTCCACAAATACAACATCATAAGTAGAACCTTGCATAAACATTGCGACTTTCATCGCAAACCTGACTATATCTTAAACTATTCAATATATTTCCAATTATATCCATAAGGTTTATATATAAGTTTGCCTGTAAGAACTTTATGAACATTACTATAAGCACTTTTACTTCCTATGAACTCATTAATTTCAAATCCGTATTCAAAACTTTTAATAAGATTATTTTCTTTATAAGCTCCAATTTTTATTTCTAATCTTTGAGCCATAGGATTATTTTTACCTTTTCTTATAGCACTTAAATGTTCAGCAAAACCTTTAGGTTTTTTACGTCCTTTAATAGCGTTGGAAATTTTACGTCCAATAATAGATTTTTCATTATCAGATTTATTAATTGCTGTATATCCACCAATACCCCCATTTGTTTCATTCAATAAATTAGGATTGATTTTACGATAATAATTTATATAATATTTTTCCATAAAATCAGCATCATTAAAAGGTTTATCAGTATCAACAACTCTTAATAATTTAACTTGAACTCTAAGAGGTAAATAACTATCAAGAAATTTAAATAATTTAGTCATAGTTCGTTTTTCTCTTTTAGCCTCATTAAGTTTCCAATAATGAGAATCTAATCTGTGTTCAATAGAAGTTCTTGTTTGTCCAACATAAATAACTTCTTGTGTACTTGGATATACAAGACCATAAATATTTATCATAACAATATAAATTTTAATTTCATTATAAATATATTATTTATGAATTGTAATTCCAAATAGTTTTATGAATAGTTTGTCCCCATTTCCCAGCATTACTGCCAGTACTCCTTTCGGATAGTCGATGAGCCTTACCATTAAAATGTTTCTCAACATAATGAGTGGTCTTGGTTGCTGATTGTCATATAATAATAATTTTTCAAGCATTCACGCTTAGATTTTCATCTTACGTTGTAGCATTATTATCTTCACGATGTTCCAGCAGTTAAAGGACTTTTACAAGAGCCAATACTAACTCTTATGACTCGTAATTGCAAAACCATAATCTAAATCTCTACTATAAATAATCTTTCCATTACGATTAACTATATTAGCAGCGATAAGATATTTCTTTTTAAAATCATAATATTGTTTCCATTTACTTGCACGAGTACCACCTGTAGCTTTTTTAGCAGTCTCGATTAAATCTGTAATAACTTTATGGTATTTTAATATAGTAAATTTATCTCTATGATCTATAACAAATAAAGGTTTAGTAATACTACCTCCATGTACTAATTGAAACTTAATTAAAAAACCTTTAAACCCATAAGTATCATCAACAAAATTAACAATATCATTAATTATATATTCTTCTGAATTATTAATAATGATTTCCATAAATTCATTAACAATAGTTTCATAAGACATAATTAAATCATTTTTAGTAATAATACTCTTATCAGCGTCTTTTATTATATTATTACGAATATAATTATTCCAATTAGAAACGCAAGCATTAGTATATGCAATAATTCTATACATATCTATGTTATTAGTATATTCTTCATTTGAAAAACAACTATCTATAGTATTATTAAAGTTAACTTTATTACATATACTAAAACCTTCTCCAATTTCATTATATACAGTAGCACCTATATTTTTACTTATATATTCTAAAAAAGTATAACTTTTATTAGTAATATCATTTCGTAATAAATCTAATAAATTAGAAATAGGATTAGTTACAGATTGTCTAACAATTTCTTTTAATACAAAAACTTTATTACATTTATAAAAAGCACTTGACTTATTTTCATTAACAGGAGCAAGTTGACTACTATCACCAATAAATATAAGTTTAATATTTAATTGTTTACATTGTTCACATATATAGTTAACAATTTTAGAAGGAAGCATAGAGGCCTCATCTACTAATAACAATTTAATATCGTCAAGTTTTGGTTTAGCCATAGGATTAAATTGAGGATTATTAGGATCAAAATCTTCTAATCTTAAATCTAATCTTAAACCAAGAGTACTTTGAATAGTATCAACAGGTCTATTTCCAATAGCTTGACTAAACACTCTACATGCTTTATGAGTAGAAGAAGTACACTTAATTACACTATTACTATATTTACAATTATTAATAATGTATTTAGTAATAAAAGTTTTACCTGTACCACCAGCTCCAATTAATCCAACTATATATTTAGCCGAATTAAAAGGAGAAGCTATAAAATCAATAATGCCATCTATAGCTTTTTGTTGGTCATTAGTAAACTTATATTTATTATCATTATTATTTATACGTTCACCAATTTTAAATTCATTCATTTCTTTCTCTTAATATTTTATCAATACGAGCTTGATTAAGTTTATCATAGTTATCTTTATATTCTTTAAAAATATTAGATGCTTTATCATCTTCATAATCAATATAGCTTTCTTTAATATCAAAATATTGTTGTTTATCATAATTGTTAACAACAATATTTCCTTTAACAATACAACCTACACAAAAAGGTAAATAATATAGAATATCAAGTTCTTGATTAAGATTATCACATCTAATATAAATATTACGAATAGATTTCTTTTCTAATTCTTGCATATAAATATTAGAAGCACCTTTACAAGTAAAACATTCTTGTTTAATTGGAATAATATTATCTTCTATTAAAACTTTATAAGAACCATCTTTATCAATAAAAACAATTCCTTTAGCTTTTCTAACTTTAATAGTATATTTTTCTTTAATAACTTTATATTTACCTTTGTTATTTTTCTTAACAGGAGCTGAAAAATCAAATGTTGGCATAATAATAGATTTAATAAATTATTTTTTCATTAATTTTTTAGTAGACTTAATCATATCAAGTTTAAGTTGTTTTCTTTCTTTTTTAGAAGTTTTTCTATCATCATCATTTCCAAATTCTCTATTAATAATTTTTCTATTACTATTAATAGTTTTAGATATAATATAAATATATCCACAATAATGACAAAGATAATCTATTTTTCCCCAAGTACCATTACCAACTTCATTAGAATCTTTTTTAACTTGTACTATTTTATTGGCGTAATCAACAGAAACATCTGCTTTTTTAGTAATACTTCTAATAACACTCACTTCATCATAATTTTTCTTTTTCATAACTTTACGTGATTTAATTTGTTTATTAATACTATTATTTATATTTACAATAATGGCTCGGCTTTGCCTCGCCACACTATTCGTTCCCCCGTAGAGAAGTACATCACATACCAGCTTTATATCTGCTTACTATACTACATAACAATCACAAAATAAAACTTTTGGTTCAGTCTTAGCTTCAACACCAATATCTTTTAATGTATCAATCTCCATATATTCTTTAGCTATACTATCTTCATAAACATGAATTAAACCTATAGCTTCTTCTTTACTTCTGGCAGCAATAACCATACCACCACCTCTATATCCTGCACCAACAGTTACACTATATAGTTTACAATTAATCATAATTAATATTTTTAGATTATGATAGCTGTTTTTAGCTTAATACAAAAATTTATGTTTAATTAAATGACTTGTATTACTTCATATATGATAATTCAATATTAAGCTAAAATTAGCTATTATAAAACGTTTAACGAATTAAGTTTGCTATATCTCGATAATCAATAATAAACTAACATAATAATTAACATTATAATCAATAATATAATTACAATACTTATTATAAATAAAAACAGGAACTTGTTTCACAACAAATCCCTGTTAAAACGGATAGGTAAATCCACAGTTTGGTTCATAACAACATCTCTTTTCACAAAGAGTTTTATTTTAGCAATAATACTATTATGAATATCTATAGTAAAAATAAATTGAAACAATGAATAAACAAACTATGATATACAATAATTGTATTATTGCTATTATTTCAATTTTGGTTCTTTTTCGGTTCTTCTTCATTAATAACCATATTAATAAGATCTTCTTTACGAAGTTTACTTAAGTCTTCTTTAGTAAGTTTATAAGAAGATTTATTACAACGTTCATTTCTTTTATTGACAATATCTTTAATATTATCTTTAACTTGTTTGCAAATACAATAGCTATATTTACCTAAAATAATTTCAATATCATTAACAAGCTCATAATAACTATCTATTTCGTTTGCGTCGAGAAGTTCTAATTCTTCTTTACTAACGTTTTTAAGATTATTAAGAGCAATAATAATATTTTGATGAAGTAAATTGTCAACTTCATTATAATCTTTAGCCCAATCAACAAAAAGTTTAGTATCAGCAATCATATCTTTAAATATATTGCTTTTACTTTTATCAAAAGATTCTTTAATACTATTAGCAATTTCATCTATTAAATCACTAATACTTTGTTTAGAGCTATTAAATTCAATTATTTTTGTTTTCATAATAAATAAGTTTACTAAATTAATAATTTAAAAGATAGTGTTACTATTATCACTAACCGTAACACTTATAACTATGAAAGTTCTAAAACAAGCATGTTCAATTATCACTAATTCCCATACTTTAAGACTTCAGGTTCAATCACAAAATGTATCAAATTCTTCGTCATCTTCATCTGGCATATCATTCCAATTTACATCATCATAATCTGTATCATAAAGATAACTTGGAATTTCAACTTCAACAGATATATCGTTATTATTATCTTCCATAATCATAATCATAAGATTAAGTCTGAATCCCCGTAAAGGAATCAATTATATATCGTTCTTCTCTACGGGGATTCAGACTAAATATATTTTAATCTTCAACATCAACAGTTTTAATATCTGCATTCTGTTTATTAAGTTCGATTATCTTATCAATATTAGCAGAAGAAATATCAGTAAAACAACCATCATTTAATTCTTCAGAACAAAACTTATTAATAGTTTCTTGTGCAGTCTCTGCAAAACATTGGAAAGAAGCAATTAAACTGTTAATGAAAAAAGTTTCATTATAATTATACTCACGATTCAAACCGTTAGTATTTACAACAAACTTATTCCAAAGAAATTTAACATAAGGACGTTTAGCCTTAATTTCATCTCTTGTAAATAAAGTATTGATAATACCTTTTGCAGTAAATCTACGAATTTCTGCATTAAATTTAATAATAAATACAATTTCAAGAATATGTTTAGGAAGTTTAGCATATCTTTCAGGAACATAAGTACATTTACGTTCTTTTTTGTCTTTATTATCTTGTTTACTTCTATAAGAACCATTAATAGGTCTTATAGTATTTTCGTTAACACCTTCATTTTCTTTTTGAGAATTAACACCGTTATCGTTAACAGACTTTTTTAAATTCTCAACAACAGATTGTTCAATGTCCATAATTTTGTTTGTTTAAAGATTAATAGTAAGATTAATATTTTCTGTAAATATAAAAACAATTACAATACCATACAAGATATTTAATATATTTTTTTCGTCATATGTTTAACTTCTTGATTATAATCATGCTAAAAAGCATATTATAGGCTTAACAGCATAAATAATGTAATAATATCAACAATAATCATATTATAAACAATATAAATATTAGTAGTAACAATATTTCTATCATTACTACTAATATTATATGCTATAATTAGAAGCCCATTAATTTGTCTGCAAATCTCGCAGCCATCTTTTCTCCAGTTTTACCAAGTTTAAAACCAATAATATGATTAATAATAACATCATGATCATAAACTTGAACAGTAGCATCACTTCTTGTACTAAATGGATTAGTAAATTGCTCTCCAGCAACAATTTCTTGTTGAAGAATATCAACACTACCTCCGTTAAATATCAAGTTAAGAGCTTGAGGATTATCAAGAAGAGCATTAGCCATCCAACCAAGTTCATCATCTTCTTTAAGTGCTCCAACGATAGCATATAAAGAAGTAAACAAAGTATTAGTCATACCTTCTTGATAAGTAATACCATTATCGTTACTTACAAAGCCACGAATGGGATTACTAAGAGTAAAGCTAACCATAGTATAGTTATCTTTCTCAGTAAAATTAACGTTTTTAATTCTAACAGAATTAATACGTTTACAACCAGCAGCAATTAATTTCTTAATGCAGTTTTGATAACCAACATTAACCATTTCATTACTTGCATTTTCAGCACCATTTTCAACTTGAACACTAACTTGTTCTACAGTTGCAGCATTTTCTTTAGCCATAACTAATAATTTTTAATTGTTAATAATAATAATTATAATGATAACGTTAATAAAACTATTAAAAGTCTTATCAATCATATATCCAAAATTTATTATGTTATTGTATGAGGTGAATAAATAAATTATTCAATAAGTAAAGCTGTTGCTAAACCTATTGAATAATATAATAATCATAAATTTTGTATTACTAATACTGATGTAAATAGAAATACTGCTAAATATAATACTATTTTTATAGTATCTTTAAATAGTATTGAGTTTCCTATTTGTTTTATTTTTATAAAACATATTGCAGTTACCACTGCATATATTGTCCATAATAGTATTAATTTGACCATATCTGTTTAAGTTTTATATTGTGTTACACAAAAGGTTTTATATAAGAGTTATAAACTGTAACTTACTATAACTTAATAACATAAAGTTATACGTAGTTAAAGAGTGAGTCTTAAACTTGTTTAAGATGAACCTAATCAAACAAAAGCAAATAAAGCTCTTAAAAGAGTTATTAAATAAGCTAAAACAGAAGCTAAAACAAAAGTTTTAAATAAAGCTATTTGAGTTGTTATTTAAACTATTGTTAATAATATTATTGACAATAGAAATAAAAATAAAAATAATCAAGCTGAAATTAAAGTTTTAAGATGTTTTGATTAGCTTGTTGTTTGACACAGTATACCGAAGTCTTGAAGAGAGAGATAAAGAGGGAGAAGAGAGGGAAGATAACAAGGGTGTGGAATGTGTTGCTACTACTATTGCTACTGCCACTAATGCTCTAAATAGCCTCAAATAGCTTAATTTTGCATTTTCTCTTTTCCTTACTCTTCATCATATCTCTTTCAATCATTCAATACAGAGCTAATAATAGCTATCTACGGCCGTTTTTGTTTTATTAACTCTAATATCCTTTGAGTGTCACCAACCGCATTAACAACATCTCTATTAATCGCTTGAATAGCATACATAATAACAGCAGTTTCATCAACAGCATGTCTATCATTACTCAATTCAATATTAATTAATTTATTAATATATCGAATAAGTCCTTTAACATACTCGTGACACATGTGTTTACGACTTGCAATAACTTTTTTGCCGTACCATGTTTATTCATAATATCATCATAAACAGCTTTAATAATTTCAGGAGTAAGTTCAACATTCTTTTTCATAATTGTAACATTTAAATTAATAATATGATTGGTAAAAGTCTTAATAGAACAGTTAATTGTATAATCAACTTGTTTCCAAAATTTATTATGTTATAGTATAAGGTATTGAGTTTGAAAAACTCCAACAGCAGGAACTTAATCCTGCCATTGGAGTATAAGCTCGAATTAGATTTCGAGCATTTTGTCAAGCATGTCATCGAGCTTTGTCTGAACACGTTCAGTAACACGAATATCTACAATAGAAGTAGAATAGCCATCGTGTTCGTGAGTACAAACTTCGCCGTCCGCTGTAACGTATTCTTCGCCAGTACTGAAATGTCTACGTTCAAGTTGCATTTTCGCATTACGAAGAACAGCTTGAAGTTCAGCAGCCCCAAATCCTGTCACTCCATTAGAACGAAGACCAGCTTCTTTCTTCTTGGTATACAGAATATCAAGACCTTCGACAATGTTAAGACATTGAGCAATCAAAACAGAAGGAACGAAATCGATGTAATCAATCTCTATAAGATTGTAATCGCCATTCATGTCTTTTGCATAGCCTTGAAAACGACTATTAAATTGAACACGATAACGAATATTGTCTCCTGTTGAGTAAACTCTAACAGCTTTAACAACTACGTTGATAACACTCACTTCGTTTTCAGCTTTTGAAGTAGCCATGATTTTAATGCTCTCTTTCAGAGTCTCACCAATTTAACGACTTGGTTGCCGAGCGTTTGATTAGTAATAACAGTGTCAACAATAACGCTATATGTTGTACACCAAGATTCATTATGTTATTGTATGAGGTATGCAATATAAATAAAAATAGCTAATATAACAAGATTATCTCTCGCTGTATTAGCTATATTATAATTACGATAATAACCAAGAAGTCAAACACCAATAAACTCCATAACATAAAGCAATAACAAGTAATGCACAACCAATTAAGTCAGCAATAATCGTTATTACATGTTTATCTTCATTTGTTAACTTCTTGAATAAATTTAATTTGAACTTCATAATTATCATGGTCAGCTTCTCACTGAACTCTCTGCATTGTGTTAGTAATAACATCAGCTGTGTCATGCAGTGCAACACTGCGATGAGTATAATATTTATTATACCAAGATTTATTATGTTGAAGTATGAGGTGTTTGGTACTTTCATGACGGGGGTATTCAAACTTTTCGATAGCACCGGGGGTAGTCTACTACATACCTCCCCTCGCACATTCATAAACCTCAAATTTCATAATCGCATTATCTTTTATTTCATCTCCTGTTTCATCTCCTGTTTCATCTCCTGTTTCATGTTCTCTATTATTTTTATACTTTATTGCATTTATATACTTCAAATTTTAAACTACTATCTTCTCTTTTATTATTAGCTTTATTATTTTTCTATTATTTTTTATATTATTTCTATTATCATCAACTTTATTATCTCTTTCATTATTTCTTCTTTTATCTTTATTATTTATACTATTACTTCTATTAATATTTTAATTAGTTTATTAATTCGCTTGTTAACTTATTAATTTACCTACTTTTTTATTTACTTTTTGATTTACTTTATTAGCTATTTTATCTTTATTATTTTCAGCAAGATTATTTTCTTCAACATTACCTTTTGTTACTTTCTTTATAATTCTTATTGTTGTAATTATGATTATTTCCATAGTTAGTTTCTGCTTTATATCTGCTTTAAAACAACAATCGACAACAGTTTGATAACTATTGCCGATAACTATAACCTAAAACTATTAATCTTAATGCTCTAAAATAATCTTTCCATTACTATCAACTTTGCAACCATCAGGATATTTAATTTTATATTTAGCAATAAATTCTCCAAGATTACCTTTAAATATCATATTATGATTAACAACATAAATAGATTTACGAGTAGTACGAGCAATAATTTTATTATTAATGGCATCTTCTATAGCATTATAAAAACAATTCTTTTGAAGACCAGAAAATTGCATAAAATCTTTTTCTGTAATTTCAACATAATTGCCGTTATAAATAATATTAAGACGAATATATGAAGCGAGAAGTAAAGTATCTCTACGAAGTTTATATGCGATTAAATCGAACAATTCTCCAGCAATACTATACTTAATTCCTTTAGTACAAGATTTATTAATATAAACCTGATAATTATTAACAATACTATTAAGTATTTCTTTTTCTTCTATTTCAATATCAAGAGAAAATTTGGTAGGAATAATTTTAGCAGCATCTTCTTCTGCATAAGAAGCAACTTTATTAGCATAAATTTTATTAGCTTTAGTTTCAAAACTATATCTCATAACTTTATCTATTAAATGATTAATATAATCATAAAGATAATATATTTTTCCGCATACGCCAACATTATGTGTTAAAAATTTAGTTAAATATCCGTATATACAAACATTTAACATTTAATATCTATCTGTAAATCAAGCACTTAACCTCTAACAGTATTATCTTATAAATACTATAATATTCACTTCAATATTCGATATAATATGTAATATAATGTTATTGATTATAATCTAAATTATTATTATGTTTTCGTTCTAAATCACAATCAATAATATTAGTAAAAGAAATAAATTCAGCTCTAACGATAAACGTTTTCTCAACACAATTATTATGTTTTAAATCATAAGAAGAATGATTTTGCATAACAATTTCAAATTGATTATAATTATCTTTATTAATAAAATCCATACTATAAACAATTATTATCTGTTATATAACGGATTATAATTTATTAACTATTATGTTCAATATTATAATCAGCTTATTATCGAACAATAGAATTATCTATATGAATAGAAATATCTACGCTCTTTTTGTGAGCACGTTTATATTCTTCTAAACATTCTTCACAACAGAATTGTTTACCTTTATAACAAATAATATTATCTTCCTTTAAATCTTTAATAGTAGGTTTATAAAAGGTGTGATTAATACTATGACTACAATTATCACAACTAATTTCATAAATTTTTTCTATCATATCACTAACAGGTTAATTATTATTTCGAGTACAAGATAATAAAAAATTATTATTTATCCTTGTTAGTTACCAAAAAGTGGTTATATTGGTTACCAAATTTGGTAAATATGGAACTTAGTATTGATAAACGTACCGTTGATATTCTATATGTAGATAAAGAAAATCTACATAATTTTACTGGTACTGATATTGTTAAATTTGTTACGAATAATGATATTAATGGTATTGATCTATTTGTGGCTCTTTTAAGCGGTGTTTATAATCTTAAACCTGCTGAGACTAATCTTCTGAAAGTTGTTGTTAATTACAATCGTAAAGTTGCGTCGCCTATTGTAAGACAAAAAGCTAAAGACGAATATGAGATTTCTGCGACTACTTATTTCAGAAGTCTTTATAGTCTTCGAGATAAAGGTCTTGTATATATTGATATTGATAACAATATTGCATGTGGTTCTGCTGTTCAAATAAATAAATATCGTCTTGAAAAAGCAAAACTTTTTGCTGTTGAACTTAATCCTAAAAGTAATACTAATAAGATTCTATAACCATGCGTATATTATATAAAAAGCACGTAAAACGTATTATAATATATAATATAAATATTATATATTATAATACGTTTTACGTGCGTTGCAAGTATATATAATATATTTATATATTATATATACTTGCTATTATATATACATGTTGCTCGTGACGCTGCTACTGACACTGCTGTTGTTGGCCATTATAAAGGTGGTTGTACGTGTGTTTTAAATG